GTATGAAAATCCTTACGATGTTACAGGTATCGTCAAGTCTACAAACCCAGAGGAACAACCTAAAGGTATATGCATAGATAAAGATGTTGGAACGTGGTAAGCATTGGACGTTAAGAACTTATATTCGATGAAACGGTGATAAGGCAACTTATCTCTATCAATGTGAAAGTAGGGCCACAGTACTTGATGGAACGCCGTGTGAATACGAAAGTTTCGTGCACGGTGTGGAGCAGGGGAAAAAGTGGAGATCATATCAAAGCTTTACCTATTGCTATCGGCGTTAAGTGGAAGCCTTGATATAAGCGGGACGTAGAGTTGGATGTTATTATTATTGTGTCGTGGTGTGTGAGGAAACATTTTGAGCTAGATCGTTCCTTTTGACGGTCTGGCAATTTTTGTTTTATATTGGAATATTTCTTCCATCTATGAAGGATATGAGAAGAAAATGTAGAAATGTTAGAGTGGAATAATTCTGGACTATCGAGGCTCCTTTCAAAAAATAAAGGTACTTAGTATCACTACTGATGAATCGGAGGGGTACTAATGTTTAGCACTAGGTAGTTTGATCTCCTAGGCGAAAAGTAATAATGTAAATCAATCGCCTAGAACAAAAAAGAGGTAAAGATTAATGGGGGAAGTAATATAGATGGAAAAGAGACTAAGAGTTGCGGGTAGTGTTATAGGGGAATTATCTGATAAGATTCCTTTTATTATTATCGCTTTAAATGAACTTATTAAAAACTCTTATGATGCAGGGGCAAAAGAGGTATCCATCGTTTTGGATACAAGTGCACAAAAGTTAACGATTTCTGACGATGGTGACGGGATGGACGATGCGGAAATAGGGTTCCTATTACAGATATCAAAAAGTTCAAAGATATATGGGTCTATTAACCCTCAGACGCGTAGATATATTCAAGGTTCAAAGGGTTTAGGATTTCTATCCGTATTTAAATTTGGAGACATAGTAACATGGACAACAACAAAAGACAAACGAAGATTTTTTACAATCAACTATCTAGATCTCCTCAAGTTAGATGATGTATCAGATTATGTGGTGCCTATCTCTGAAGAAAATAACGAGACTTTAAAGACGGGAACTGTAATTGAGATAACACTTAGAAATGATTATAATTCAAACTACCTGAAAGAATATCTGTTAAATCAGATGAATCGAGATAAAATTCTTAACTCGTTTATCGATAGTGAATTCAATATAAAGTTGGAAGTCGGGGGACAACTATTACATACAAAAGAGAGCCTAGCACTTGAACCATATTATACAAAAAATCAATTGTTCCGAATTTCTTTTTCATCCACTTCAAAGGAGATACACTTTTCGTATAAAAATCATTATAAATACGGAAAAATTGTCAACACAGAAAAAATAATACAATATAATTTTAATATAGATAGTAGATTCAAATTAACTTTAGAGCTAATGATATTTGATTTTAGTAACCCCGAGAGAAGAAAAAAAGATCAGGATCAGGATTTACTATTTATTGTAAATTCCAAAAAACTTACGCCCTTAATTTACATAAATAAAAATCTCTTTAATAATTTTTCTATATTTGATCCGGACCTGTTGAGAGGTTCTAAAAGCTCAACCGCTTTGCCACAAATGATTGGCTATATTGAAATTATTAGTGATGATAAAGACATTCAATTCAATTCCGAAAGGACCCAGTTTCAAGAAAATGAATTGACTGAATCAATACGTCGGACTCTCGAAGATTTAAATAGACAAATTCAAATAAGTGGCTCCGGCTTTAAAACCGAGATTATAAGATCTAATACAAAAGAAACAGTACCCACAATACCCCCCCTAACTATACCAGGCGAAGAGGATATCCCACCTAAGGGTACTAACAATAATCCCCCCCCTAGTGTAGGTCTAGGAAATACACCGTCGCCACAGAAACCAGAGCTCATTGTAAGAAATATTACGAGGGAAGTTCCGACCCAACCTTTAAGTCGAGAAGATTACATTGTTTCCGCTATTAATAGTCTTGGTCAAAAGATGGACTATAATAATATAAATATCGAGATGGATGGGAATTTGGTTCCAAATGGCATAATCGAATCAATTGAGGTTGCATGCCAGAAAACAATTCTATGTAGCTATAATGACTTAGTAGTAGGGAGAGTCGTTACGAAATTTACCCTAATAATCACAGATAACCCTACTCCACTAGAAACTCAAAAATCAAATCGTGCCCTTATTCCAAATAGAGCAAGAAAAGATTATGTAATTGATTTTAAGGAAAATCCAATAACAAATCTCGTGCCACAGTTAAACAAGCTGTATTCCCAAGCGAATATTGAGTATCATGAAGTTATTGCCTGTTCCTTACGCTCACTTTTTGAATTGGCTATATATGAATTAGAGATTTCTAAAAAAATAGAATATAAATGTGCACAAAAGCCTAGCCTTGAAGATAAAGTCAAATGCCTTGTAAAGAATGTTTTAGCTAACGGAAAACTTTTAGCACATATAATGAATGGTCTTGGCAAGCCAAGTTATGAGGATTTTAAAAACGAATTATCAGTAATTGATTTTTCAAATACAATTAAAAAATGTCATTTAGGTGCGCACAAAGCAACTAATTCACTTAATACGTCAGACTTGGAATCCGTCGGTAAAGAAGTTGCACTATTTCTTGTTATAGTTAGTGAGTTGCTAAATAATCAAAGCATTAATTGGTTGGCTCTTAAGCAACCTTGGGTGTTGTTTCAAGATAAGCATTAATAAAACACTTTGGGACAGTATGAATAAAAGGAAACACAGTAGAACCTTAAACAAATGTTATTAGTAAACACCGATATAGGTAATAATGTTTCTTAATAAAATGTTAATAATGGAGCTGTTATGAATAAATTATTAGTTAAGGGGATTTTCATAGAGGAAGCTAAAGGAAGATTTTTATGTACTGTTAATATTGACGGAAGGCAAGAACTTTGTTATGTATCAAGCTCATCAAAGTTGTCACATTTTATATACCTTAAAGGGCGAGAGGTTCTTCTAACAGAGAATAAGGGTAGTAATATTAGAACCAAATATACTCTTTATGCTGTCAAAACAGAGGAAGGATATGCCTTGCTAAACCTTACATATATCAATGAAATTTTGCTCTGTGAGTTTAATAAAGCTGGAAGCCTGTATTCAAATGGCGGAAAGATATATCCAGAAAAGAAGATAAATGATACACTAAAGGTAGACTTTTTCATTGAAGGAAAAAAAGATATTATTATTGAGGCTAAGGGTATACTTACCGAGGAGCAAACCGCAAAATTTCCAGCAATGAGGGTATTGCGGGCGGAAAGACAATTATTGCAATTTGAAAAATTTCTTAATAAAGAAATTGATATTCATTATTATTTAATATTAATGAACGCGGCAATTAAAGCTATTCAAATAGACGTAGATTATAAGGAGTTCAAACAACCTTTTAAAAGATGCATTAAAAATGGAATGCAATTATATGTTTATAAAGCTATATGGCAAAAAGAATTTCAAATAGTAAGAGACCATAAATTAGAACAAGAGTTAATGAAGTCAATAGTCTAAAATTGAAAAAAATTTAAAAGTATTTGGGGGAGGAATATTGGATAACATTTTTGATAAAGAAGCCTGTGCGATACAGCAATTACTAAATGATAAACATACTTTGTTAGAAGGGTATGTTACTGAACAATTATTTTATAACCAGTTTCTAAAAAATAACACTATACCGTTTAGTGGTGGATGGTGGATGACTAACCATAAGGGTATAAGGCTATTTTTTATTGTTAAAGAGTTCTTGTCTGACTTTGAGCATGAAATTATTAGTAAAATTCCTTATCCACATCAGTGTTGGCAAGTATATCTTAAAGACGAAGAATTTATATTTATTAAGGAAAATAAGGTTTTAACTCAGCAGGAGTTCAGAGAGAAATATAAATTGACAACCATAAGAGAGGCTATGATTGCTTCTCAAGACACTAGAAACAAAGATAGGCAGAACAAATCTATTCTATTTTTCAAGCAGAATAGTACAACTAAAAAAATTGCAGTGGAGAGGAAATTCGCAAATAATTTTTTAACTGTCCATTTTTATAGTATGATAAATGTTGATTTTTTTACAAAAAAAAATAATCAATTTAATATAATTGAAGTAAAATATAAGTATGAAAGCAAAGATGGTTATTTTGGCATTAACACAGGCCAAATGGAGATGTTTAAGTTCTTCATGGGGATAGGGTTTAACATATATCATTTTATTTTATACAATTATACTAAAGACATGAATATATCGATTTTTGGATTTTTAGACTTGAAAGGTGTAAAGAACTGGTATCATGCCAGAATTAATGATAGCACTATACATGGGATAGGGGTTGCTCCAAAAATGACTTCGGTTTCTGGCGGCTTTAAACAATCTTATTATAAGCTTTCGGTTGAAGAAATTGAGGGCAGAAAAATTGCATTAAGCACTGCTAATTATTGATTATAATGAAAATAAAAATTCTGAGGTTGAGATGAAGATAGAAAGAGTATGGGCAATGCCCAATAAAAATACATTTAATATAAAGCCAATTAAGAGTATGTTGCAGGAAGAAATGACAGTTGGAATTTGGATTGATCCCTTTGCTAATAAGAATGAATTAGCTACAATTACCAATGACTTAAATCCTGAATATAAGACAGACTACAACATGGATGCTCTAGATTTCTTAAAAATATTTAAGGATGAATCTGTAGATGGAATACTATATGACCCACCTTTTTCCCCAAGGCAAGTCAGTGAGTGCTATAAAGATTTTGGTTATAACGTTACTTGGGACACCACAAACGCTTCCTTTTGGGCTAATCATAAAAAGGAGATTACTAGAATATTAAAGGTGGGCGGTAAGGTAATAACTTTTGGATGGAATAGCGGGGGAATCGGTAAGAGTAACGGGTTTGAAATTGCAAGAATACTATTAGTTCCGCATGGCGGGTGGCACAATGATACTATTTGTACATTAGAAATTAAAACATATCAGCAAATAAATTTTTTCTAAATTGTCTAGAAATATGGCTGCCCTAAAGCAAGGTAGCCCCTTTAACGATTATATATTTTTATCATTATCAGCGTGACGCTGGCCCTCATGGCACATATTATTAAACTAATTCGGATTCCAGTACCATGACCGTGTTGATTTACCTTTCTTGCCCTTTAGGATTATTCCAATTCTAATATAGATGTATATAACTGCTGATTTTATATTTTAAGAGAACATTTACAGTTTAAGTGTATGTCTTCTATTTCTATAGTATTTCTTGATGAAAGGCTCTCGGAAGATTACGTTTTGCTATTCTAAAAGCTGGACCATGATCATGAGGTTTTCCATTTGAATGAGTACCATGTCTAATGTCAAATACAATGATGTCTTGTTCAATGAAATCTAGAAACTTATCAAACGTTAATCCTGTAAGTAATATAGCCTTTGTAAAAGTGAAATACTCATCATCAACTTTTTTCTCGCTTTTACCAATTACATAGGCTATGTTTTTGCATTTAGTCTCTACAATTTCTCTTAAATCTGAGAAATCCCAAAAAACTTGTTGAATATGATTAGTTAGTAATGCTCCTGTGGCTAAGTCTTTAATATGCAACAATAAATGTTGATTTTGCCTATCAAGTTCAATTTTAAAACCTAATCGACTTTTATAGGTATTATAGCCACTATGTTTACACGTACTATGCAAGATATTTGTTAATCCGTGCTTAGGACATAATTCACCATGCACGTCTCTAATTCTAGCCATTACACCATAAGGATTTGGGCTTTTCGTAAAGAGTGTAAGTAATGAACCCGTGTATGCCCTTTGGCTCTTAAGTTCAATGAAACCTTTATAATCAATAGGTAAGTTGTTGTTTTCTACTACTCCTACTATATCTTCAAAAGTCTTTCCTATTCCTGTATTTCCTTTTCTATTCGTTTTAACTTTAACGTTTTTTATCTTGTTAAAATCCTCAATAAATTCCTGTTTAGCCTTAGCAAATGTCATTTTTGTCATGTTCCTCTTTTCCCCCTTAAAATTGTGATTTACCGCAACAGTGGCCCAAGTTCACACTCCTCATTACTCAATATGCAAATATGGTAGTTTTATACTTTAGCGGATAAGCATTAAGTGGCCTATCCTCAGGCACTTGTTTGTTTAACCACCTGCTATAAGATTCTTTGTTTCAAATCAAAGCTTGTATGAAGCGCACAATTAAAAAGAAGTTTACAGTGGTGGAGCTCTCAATCCTCTGTATATATTAAGTAGCTGAATGTTTTGAAAAGTTATACTTAGATTTTTTATTATTCCTTTTCTTTTTCAGCGATAATAAGCTTCATCGCTTCTTCAAACAAAACGTTTATTGAAATATCCGATTTTTTAGCTAACAATTTGAAATCTTCGTAGAGTTTCTTATTGACTTTTGGGTAAACAGTTTTTCTATCCACACACAAAAACACCTTTCAAATTTATACGATAATTAAGATTAGAAATGACTTTAAATCCTGTAGCATTTATGGTATCATCCATAAATGACAAAGCTTGACTAGAAGAATCAGTAAATGAAGGAATTCTTAATTAATTTAGATTTATTTATGCGCGAGAAAAAGGTTTAATGCAAGATTTATGAGGTGGAAGAATGACAGAATTAAATAAGCTCAAGATAGTCGATGAACAGATTATTAATGAATTAGAAAAATTGCCTTCTGACTTTTGGGACTTTAAAAATGAAGATACTCGGGAATTAACTCATGGTATTCATACATACCCCGCTGTGATGGTTTATCCTATTAGTAGAAACATTCTTAGAATTGTTAGACAATTCCAAGAAGTCACAACTCTTATGGATCCATTTATGGGATCTGGGACGGTTCTGGTTGAAGGGGTTCTTTCTGGAATGGAAAAAGTATATGGAACTGATTTGAATCCACTGGCAAGGCTTATTAGTGCTGTTAAAACGAAGCATTTTGATTATTCTGAGATGAAGGTTGAAAATGAAAATTTTCTAAATATGCTAAACACACAATATAATAACTATAACAAATTAATTAACTCGGTGGATGCTTTCATACTAGAAAAACAACTAGATATTACTGCAAAGGATGGCTGGGGTAACAATGCACCAATTTATTTAAAAGATTTTTTTAAACAAAATGATACTGAATTAGTCATTCCGGAATTTAAGAATATTGGCTATTGGTTTTTACCTAAAGTAATAATAGAACTTCAAGTAATTAAAAACTGCATAAAGCAAGTTGAAAATGAGGACGTTAAAAATTTCTTATGGATAGCTTTTAGTGAAACTGTTAGACTTGTTTCAAATAGAAGAAACGGCGAATTTAAAATGTATAGAATTGCTCTTGCAAAGCTACTAAAGTTTAAACCCGATACCAGATGTGAATTTGCTAAAATACTTGATCGAAATATAGAAAAAATGAAGAACTATTATGATTTATTTGATAAAAACGTAAAGGACCCAGAGGTTTACATTTATGCTGAGGATACAAGGTTTCTTACAAATATACCAGATGCTTCAATTGACATACTGATAACTTCTCCACCCTATGGTGATAGTCGCACAACTGTAGCTTATGGTGAGTTTAGCAGGGTATCTTTGCAATGGCTTGATTTGCAGGAAGTCTCAAATAAAGATATTATTGATATTGATAAAAGCCTTATGGGAGGAACGAAGTATGCGAAGGGTTTTGAAAGCTTTTTGCCAAGCCCGTCCCTTAATACCTCTTTAGATAAAATTAAAGAGATAGATATTGAAAGAGCTGGGGATGTTTATAGCTTCTATAAGGATTTAGATGAATGTTTAAAATCTATCACTAAGAAAATGAAAATTAATAGTTATCAATTTTGGGTAGTGGGAAACAGGACTGTTAAATTAGAAAATTTAAAAACAAATAAAATTATTGAAGAACTTGGGCAACAATATGGATTACAGCGTGTATATACTATTGATAGAAATATAGGCAATAAAGTTATGCCAAGCCTAAATTCTCCTAGTAACGTTACGGGGGATAAGGTTACAACAATGACAAATGAGCATATCGTGATCTTAAGAAAGGTACGATAAAGGGGTGCAGATATGGCAAAAGGTTATGGACAGAAAGAATTAATAACTAAACAGAGGGATATGGAAAGTAGTTCTAAAGAAAAGTTGCCAGTTAAGGTCGGCAGTATTGTCGAATTTCTAGAAACGCCTGAATTTAATGGATTTGTAAAAAGAATATCAAAGGACCAGTGGCAAACTGTATATATTGATTATGGTGTCGAGGGAAAGTCCAAATTTCTAAATGGGGATGAGTTTATGGGAATGGTTAGTAAAGGAAAGATTGTTATTATCTCGAAATAAACAAGGAGAGAGGGAGTGTCATGCCCTCTCTCCTTGTTATACTATTTCTTGTTTACTTAAAAAAAGTAAATCTTGATCACATTCTCTTATTCTAAAGGCTGTGCCACGATCGTGAGCGTTCCCATTCGCGAACTGGCCTATCCTGAGATCTATAAAAATACGTCCCTGCTCAAGTAAAGTTGTAAAACTTTCGAAGCTAAAGCCACCTAAAAGATACGCTTTTTCGTACTTGAATTCTTCTTTCGCACCCAAACCCCTACTTTTTGCTTTTGCATATACAATCTGATTTGAAGCGTATTTAGATTCAAAGGTTTTCTTCAACGTTTCTCGTGTCCAATATATATCTTCTAGTCCATTATGAGAAACTAAGAATATTTTTTCATTATCAAAACCCACTTTTAAACATTTGCCTGAACTATAAATGGCTACGAATTTTGTGCAACAAAGAGTGCTATATAGAGTTTTTTTGTTTGGAGATTTAGGTCTGAAGTAGCCAAATGAATCTAACAAATAATTATTACCTGTTACACTCTTGCTTGTTTCTGGGGACTTTGTAAAAAGTGTAAGCATTGCATGGTTATCAATCCTTGCAGATTTAAGCTCGTATATTCCAAAGTCGGGTAGGTTGGCATTATTTTCTGTTATGCCAACCATATCCTCAAGAGTTTTGCCGATACCTGTATTTCCGCTTCTATGGGTCTTTATCCAACCAATCGAACATATTTTAAGATATTCTCTTTTAAAATCAGCTAAAGTTTCAAGCACAATATCTACTCCTCCACACAATTAAACAAGTCGTTCTCTATGGCTAAACAATAAATCTTGGTCAACTTCACGAATTCTAAAACCTGTTCCGTGATCGTGAGTTCTTCCGTCGGGATATTGCCCGATTCTTAAATCAATATATATCTTTCCTTGCTCTATTAGCTCAACAAGTCTTTCATAACTAAAACCGTAAACTAAATAGGCTTCATCAAAATGGAATTCTTCGTTTAAGCCAGAATTTCGACAATCAGCTTTAACGTATACGATTTTATTTTTTATCTTGCTTTCAAATTTTCGTTTGAGCTCTTCCTTTGGCCAAAAAATATTCTCAATGTCAGTTCGAGATTGTAAGAAAATATTGTTATTGTCAAAACCAATTTTGAGTTCATGCCCTGTTCCTGCAATTCTAGTGAAACTTGTAGCATTTAAGGTAGAATGGAGTACTTTCTCATTATTGTCATAGGCCTCACTTGAATATCCGTATTTTAGTCTTAGATAAGTATTAGACTTTGCCGGCTGGGGAGATTTTGTTATGATAGTTAACATACTACTGGAATTCTTTCTACCTGACTTTAATTCATATTCTCCAAAATCTGGTTCTTGTAGATTGTTCTCCGGGATTTCAAGTAAATCCTCTAATGTCTTTCCAATTCCTGTATTGCCTGAACGATGGGTTTTAATCCAGCCTGAAGCTTTTATTCTACTGAATTCTGTGATAAAATCGTCAATCGAGTAAATCAATACAATTACCTCATTTCATAATGTTGACTAAATACTACACCTTGCCTCTTGATACGTCTATAGAGAAAGGAATAGTGGTGTCTAATAAATCCCCTTAAGTTTTACGATTATAAAATTACTTGTTTTAAATCAAAGCATGTATAATACTTTAGAGAATAATTCTAAAAGCAGTCCCATGATTTCTTAAGATATTATTTGAGCTAAGGTGCCTCGTATATCAACTTTTATATATCCAGCTTCAAGTGCTGCTATAAAACCTTGGAAACTAAATCCTTTTAAATATAAGGCTTCATTATAATGAAATTGTTAGTCAAAATCAGAACCATGGGTATCTGCTAGTACGATAACAAAGTGCCGGTAATTTTTTTTAAAAAACATCCTTTAGTAACCCCATATGGCCAGTAAATATCAATAGGAATAATGTTGTGAGAAAGTTGGAGTAGATTACCTTTAGCTTCAAGTTTAAAGCCTTGAGAATTATAATCTCCAGCTGAGACATTAGTATAAATGTGAAATTTTGTTAGAACTTAAGCTACTGTAACCAAATCTATCCAGTAGATATCTATCTCTTGTCCGTCCAAAATCAGAGAGGGGCTCTTTGGTGAATAGAGTGAGCATAGAATAAGTATTTTTTCTAAAAGATTTAAGTTCTACTTCACCGCCTATGCCGGGTAGAGAAAGGCTATTTTCAACTAAACCTAGATTTTGCTCCAAGCACGACTAGATGCTGATTGATTACAAATATCCACATGGATGGTGGAACTAGTTACGAGCATAAAGGAGAATGTGGTTAGGATAGTAGGCTAAATGCCAGAGTAAGGAACTTCGCCTTGTAGTTGGAACGATAGAGACCCCAAAGTACAACATCACGTATACGCCGGATCATTCGAAGAATGAGTAAGGGTGTAACGCTTACCAAAGTAGAATTGAAACAGTTAAAGTGCAGATCAAAATTTCAATGTTATTTAGATAATAGACAGAACATTGTAGATACTACTTCCGATAAAGGAGGCTCAGGTTCTGGAATTAGACCATACGAATTACTTGAAACCGCTCTGGCCAGGCATGAATATTCAATAGGCGTAAGCATCAAATTACAATATTTATTTAGAAGGATCATTTGACGCTGCAATTTAATAAATATATTGACTAGGAGAATATCACATGATATTATTGTCTAGACACTGTGTCTAGACAATATGAGAAAGGAGTTATTACAGTGATTTGTTTGGAGTATATTCTAGAACTTCACGGGGTCCAACATAAGGAGTTAGCGGAGAAGTTAGGTATAAAGAAGCAAAACATTAACCGTTGGGTAAAGAATAAGCAGGACATATCTAAGAAGCATCTCCCAGAATTATCTAGAATGTTTGACCTCCCCGAAGAAATATTCCAAAAGGAGCTTACCGAAATTCTAAAGTTATATATCCAAAAAAGTCAACTTCAACACGAGATGCAGCCTACTGCATACCAACAGCAATTATGCTTACAAAGTGAAAACGAGTCCGGAATTATCGAGGTTCCGATATATGATTCAAAGGAAATGAACGAGGTAGAATTTAAAATTAAGAAGGCAATAGTCGCCCATGGTTTTCGGGAAGTTTTGGAACCTATAACACAGGATGATGAACTCAGAGCATTCCAACTGTTACTGACGTTATTTCAAGAATACGGTGATGAGCGAAAATTGCATGACATGATTGCCGCCATATCTCATTATTTTAATGTTTTACCTGAGTGGGAGAAGAAACCTGAGACAAATGATTTTATCAATGAGTTTATGGAACTTGTCGGAAAATACTATAATTAAAAATAGTTGAGAAGGAAATAAAATGAGTGTACCAGCTGGGAAAATTCCACCTGCACCCTATATCATCATCAGTGAGGAGTTAATAGAAAAATGGTCTAAAGTATTAAATATAACTCCAAGTAAGGGATACAAAGTTAAGCAGTCTATTTCCACTGAAAATGAAAGGTAATTCTTGGTCGTGGATAATGAAGGTAAATATACGACTGTTTCTTCAAGAGATTGTAAGATAGTTTAAAAATGCAGTTTCTTAAGAAAGAACGTTACTAAAAAGGGGGAGAGTTTAGATTGAGTATTATATTTAAGACGCTGAAAAAAACACACAGTAATTGGTGTTGCCCTCACTGTGGTTACGATGTAGCTAGGTATGACAGATTTTGTCCGAAATGTGGCTGCGATTTAGAGTAGCGATATTAGGAATAAAAAGAATAGGAACACCAAAGACGCCCAAATAAATCGACCTAACGCTATAAATTATTTGGGTGTCCTTGTTTCCACATTTGGCTAAGAAAAGAATATAAACTTCAATTAAATGCCCATTGAATGTTATGTGGGTTGCAATCTGAGGACTCATCGTAGAGCGAACGTGCACTCAGGTTTTGGTCAATCTTAAGTGGTCAACTTTCTAGTCGGATAAACGCAAAAAAGAGAGCTAAATTATGAAACAAGAGGTGATCGGATGCCAAAGCACACCGATAATAAAAATTTACTAATATGTTCATTTTGCGAGAGGACCGAAGAGCAAGTCAAGAGATTAGTAGCTGGTCCAGGTGCACACATTTGTGATCAATGTATTGATCTCTGTAATGAAATTATTGAAGAAGAACAGACTGATGATTTGAGTGTTAAAATTGGGGATATTCTGAAACCCCAGGAGATTAGGGCGATTATAGATCAATATGTTGTCGGTCAGGATCAAGCGAAAAAGGTTCTTTCGGTTGCGGTATACAACCATTACAAACGGATTAACCTTGGTATGAAAAACGATGACGTTGAATTGCAAAAATCAAATATCATAATGATGGGACCAACAGGTTCAGGAAAAACGTTACTGGCTTCGACGCTAGCTAAAGTCCTTGATGTTCCCTTTACCATTGCAGATGCAACCTCACTTACTGAAGCTGGGTATGTCGGTGAGGATGTTGAGAATATTCTTCTTAAGTTAATGCAAGCTGCTGATTATGATGTGGAAAAAGCGCAAAAAGGAATTATCTATATCGACGAAATTGATAAAATTGCCCGTAAGTCTGAGAACCCCTCTATTACACGAGATGTATCTGGAGAAGGGGTTCAGCAGGCCTTGCTGAAGATTCTTGAAGGAACGGTTGCCAACGTGCCCCCACAAGGTGGACGAAAACATCCGCTACAGGAATTTATCCAGTTAGACACCACGAATATTCTCTTTATTGTAGGCGGAGCTTTTGACGGAATGGAAAAAATTATTCAAAATAGGTCAGGAGAAAAAACCATGGGCTTTGGTGCAAAGATCCAAAAAAAATTCCAGACGAATGTGGGAGAAGTTTTGAAAGACATTTTGCCTGCAGACCTTCAGAAATTCGGGCTTATCCCTGAATTTGCAGGACGGTTACCTGTAATTGTAACTCTAGAAGCGTTGGATGAAGCTGCGTTAGTACAGATCTTGACAGAACCAAAGAATGCTTTGGTCAAGCAATATCAAAAGTTGATGGAGCTTGATGGTGTAACCTTGGAGTTCGAAGAAGGGGCACTCTCTTCGATTGCCAATGAAGCAATTCGTCGCAATACCGGTGCACGAGGATTAAGAGCCATCATGGAGGATATTATGCTCAATGTGATGTATGATTTGCCTTCGCGCAATGATGTTACAAAATGCGTCGTTAACCAGGACGTGGTCTTGAAGAAAGAAGAACCCTTTCTTCAATCTGCATAAACCCTATATCGAAACATGTACATAGAAGGGAATGTGAAATACAGTGTTGTGGTTTCAACGAAATGACATTTGCTAATTTTGTATTATATTGTCCGTGTCAATAATGAGAAAGAGTCTTTTATTATATAGGGGCGAATTCAACTAAAATCAGGAGGCAGAAAAATGAGTGAACTAACAAAAGGGAAGATTCCACCTTCACCGTATATAGTAATCAATGATGACTACATAACAGAGGTAGCCAAGAACTATTTGGATTTTACGCCTCTCAAGGAATACAAAGTGAAAAGGACACGCCAAAATGAAGCTAAAACTGAAAGGAGGTATATGGTTGTCGATAATGGTGGAAGGTACGCATTCATTTCACCAGTAAATTGTAAGCTAATTGAATAAATTCAAACCAAAATTTGCGCTAGATGCAAAAAAGGTTCTTCTTTCCAGAGCATTCTGACTTCTTCCTAGTGTCATTGTAAAATACTAGGTGAGGATAGAGCTCATCGTGAAGATATAAATTCTGTAAATTCGTTTTTGGCCAAGGTTGAATGATTATGAAAATGCTATAGGCCTAGAAATTCTCTCAAAACACAAAGAATTATGAGCCTAAATCTATAAAATAGATTTTATTTGTAAAAGGAGAAAATAATAAATGAAATCTATAAAAAAATATATAAAGAAGGATTTAGAAAGGTAATAAATAAAATTAATTACGATCCTAAAAACGACCTTGCGATAATTGCATTAAAAAAAGGATCAACAAAATTTACGAAGATGAGAGGAAACTAAGACAAAAGGGATTGCTGTTCTACATGCTACATTCGTATTTCCGGGAATAAAACTAACCAATCATATATGGATACGAACGATGGAGCTACCACTCAAAACCTTAGGGTTAAGGAGCTTTCCACCGCCGCAGATTCTACAGCTTTCGTAAGAAAGAGAGGATGGTGTTAAAAAATGAATCCAAGATCATTATCAGACAATAAAACCACTGTGTCTCCGACCTATCTGATGAGAAAAGGTGAATATGCGATGCTTGTAATGAAAGCTGGCATCGCGGGTGTGGGCATTTCTGAACTTATTAGACTGGCTGTTAATAAATATTCTCCATATCAAAAAATAAATACTTGCCATAAATGTCATAAGAAAATGTCATCAGGCAGAGGTAGAGCGTTATATGTTCTCAATATCGCAGGTAAACAACAAGAGTTTATTCTGACTCACATTCCAGTTCAGACTTGTGAATGCAGCTCGAGCGAGCAAACAATTAGTCTTGCAGAGCGCTCCAACATTAAAGAATTAATCGATTTAATGGTATTAGATGCATTGAAATATCAGAAAGAAATTCCTACAAAAATGTCCATAGAAGCACTCTTTGGTGAAGACTATCTTGGAAAGAATAACTCAGGAGAGACAGGCTCCGAGGGACCTGACAAGTTGCCTGGCGCCGCAAAACGTAAAACATCCTGCTCAGACTGTGGTGGGAAAATGGTCGCTGGTCATATGGAACGTGTATTTCCTTTAGATCTTCCTAACGAAAAAATGGATCTGACGATAATAGAGGTACCTGCAATGGTATGTAAATGCGGCTATAGGACCTATAATCTGCTAATGGGGGTTAGACTTACAAAGCAAGTCGAAAAAATGGTGTTAGATGCTTTACGGTACCGCAGAGAAATTCCTGCAAAAATTTCCATGGACGAACTTTTTGAGGAAGAATACCTTGGCAAAAAATAAGGCTGATTTAGTTTAAACGCCATGATTTCTGCCAAATACTCCTCGGGTTTTTATGAAGTGATCTTTGTATATTCAAAGTTTTAAAAAGAACACACTGTAATTGGTGTTGTCCTCACTGTGGCTACGATGTCTCAAGGTTTGAAAGATTTTGTCCCAAATGTGGTAGCGACTTAGAGTAGTAATCTTAGGATAAAAAGATAGAGACAACACAGAAAACGTCCAAATAGATCACTAATGTTATTAATCTATTTGGACGTTTTTGACTGCTTTTATGGGGCAGGGCTGTAGTAGGAAGTACGATAATCGCTTTTATAAGGAGAGATATATTGTGATAGGAACGAAACGAAAAAGCAGTTGGAAAGAACAGAATTTTGTAGAGTTATTACAAGAATTAGCACCAGCATATTGCGTGTTAAGTTACAACACTGACGTATTTGAATTCAAGATTTCGAAAAATGGATTGTTAGGATCGAGTATTTCATTACATAATGGTATTGTCTCTGAATTATATGAAATACTTGAGCAGAACGCCTCTGCTGCTGTAATCGTAAGAAGTCTTACAGATCAAAATATATGCATTGCAGATAAGGACCATAAAAATACCCTAATCAGGGCACAGATTAAAGAGATACGGGGGTATCAACTTTTCTTAGTGAAAGAAAATGCAAATCAGGTGGAATTTGATTTTGTTCATTTAGCTCCACATATTGTAGAGGGAGTGTACTTTCAGTTTGACAGAAACAATCGCGTTAATCATAAGGAATATCGATTTGCGTAAAAAAACAGGAGGTAGTCGATATGTTTTCTATCCGGGATGAATTGAATAAAGTTCTTTTCTTTGCTCACTATAAAGGAAAAGATTACACAGTCAAAAAAACCATTTCTGAGTGTTTGCTTTGCCACTTCAACGGATCGGATTTATGCTAACGTCGCAACTGCTGATTCGTGCGGGTTTAGCAAAGGTGATTATGTATTAATCACGGGTTCAATCGGTGAATATAATGGAAGCGCTCAATTAAACATTTCAACTATTGAAAAGGCTTATGGACTAACTTTTGAACCACGGAACCTATCCGTAAGTCTCGAAGAACTTATGCTGAGATTCTATAATCTGGTTAATTCCGTGCCGTTGCAATCTGAATCCGGCCAGCTCCTGAACCGCATCCTGGACGATAAAGCTCTAATAGATAAATATTTCGACGCCCCGGTTGCTATTTGACATGCACCACAATTTTAAACACGGATTACTGCTCCATGAGGTTTCAGTGGCTGAACTTGTAGCTCAACGGGCAACCGATAGGGAACGGAATATCGGTATTACAGCCGCCCTTTTCCACGATATCTGCAAGATCGATGTGTATGAATTCTTTGGACCTTCAGTAAGATACATTGAGCTTGGGAAAGTTTATCGACCATATAACCCACGGAGTCTGCATCCTTCGACCTTTTCTGAAAGATGTTAGGAGTGAGTACGTCTATGCCTTCTTAAATGCGATCCTAGGCCATCACGGTTACTGGAGCATGGATCCCCTATTGCCCTGAAGACTTCGTTTGGCAGGCTGGTCCACCATGCAATGGCCTCGAAATTAAAAATAAGGGAGATTTAAATCATGAGAGATTACATTGAAGCCCATAAATATAGTTCTAATCACAAGAAAGAATTACTACAAGACAAATCTTGCGGTTGTTTTTATTGTTTAGCAATATTTAACCCGAAGAGTATAACAAGTTGGATTCCAGATACGAGTGGAACAGCATTATGCCCATTTTGTGGTATTGATTCTATAATCGGCGAAAGTTCAAAATACCCGATTGTGGAAAAATTCTTAAAGAAAATGTATATGCATTGGTTCGAGGGAAGCAAAGACTATGGTTTTACAATCACTAAAAATGGATACAGCTTAATTGGTAAAAAATATGGCGTTAAAAACTTATATGTGCTGAGGCATCCAAAGAAAGACAAGCCGATTTACTATATAAAAAGAGCAGAAAAGGAAGGATAACAATTAATAGATTCTATTTAGTTGATCAATTAGATACTATTCTTGGATCAAGTAGACGCCAAATAAATGGCTAGATAGAAAGGCGCAAGTCTATAATTACACCTCAAAAAGCAATCCAAAATCATGTGTGCATAGAAAAGAAGCTTCTTGGAGGTTAAATCATGCATAGAATTATTAATAGTGAATTAATAGAAAACATTTATGGCGAATGGCCTAGTTTCCATGATTTTGAAATACATGAGTTAAAGTTATCAAGGGATAGTAAAGAAGCTAATCTAGAGCTTATTATTCATATTTTCAAGGTATCACCGGAAGTCAATGAAACCTGTTGTTTTCCGCTGACCGACCACAACCTAGTAACTATAAAATTTAAGAAAATTGATAAATTATGTATTGCAAACTTTAACCATGAAAATTCATTGTTTTTTTTAGAAATTAAAGAAACTGAGACAAAGAAATTTGCCATCAATATCGAAGCAGGATACGGCGTTTGGGGCGAATTTATGTGTGATTCAATAATAGTCGTAGATGTTAAACCTTATATTGGTAACCCGGAAATTAATTGCCTCCGTACACCGGTTTGTGCCAAAAGCCATTGGGAACGAATGCATGATTTAATGAGTAATATTAAGGCTGAGGTTAATAAATACATGCAACTGTCAAAGAGTGTACTTCGTATTTCAAAAGTTAATTCGATGATTAGGAGTATTTGCCCAGGGATCAAAAAGATACCAGATCGTGTTAAGTATTCTCAGGAAACTGACCCTGTAATTTTCAATGAAACCAGAATTACAGCAGACAGTAGTTCTGATGGACGACAAAGCATTCTAACAGAAAGATTGCAGTCTATTATTAAGCAAGAAGTCGAAAAGGTTCGATTTAATCCAGAAAAAGATCCATTTATACAAGAACACAAACGCAAAGTCCGTAATATTCTCAGAAAGTATTATTGGTACTAACAGGCTGTCTCCACCTAGACCTTCTGAGCAGTAACTCCGAAGAACAATTAGGATGGATGTGGGATGCCAACCTTAGTCGGTGTTAAGTGATATTATAAATCTCCTGAAGTTCTTTGAGACTAAGGATAACGGATCCTATGAAGATACTTTTGTTAAAAAAGAAGCTAAGATCGAAGAGGAACTACGCGATGAGTTTGAGTGGGAATACTTAATTTCGAAACTAAAGCCGAACTTACCCCCAGAAAGGGAGAAACTAATTTTATTCAAGAGTTTATTAAGAAACTTGCTTCTGTGATCGATAGAGTGCAATTTCATGATAGGAGATAGTAATGTAATGAAACAAAAAAGCATTCAAGCTTACACCTGTTATTGTGGGGGACGCACCGTATTCACTACTGATACTTTTTCTGAAGAGGTTAAAGGTAAGAATATTATTATTCATAACTTTCCTCATTACATTTGCTCAAAGTGTGAAGATTCTCAATATCGAGCGTCTAATAGTTTGATCGATGTATTGAAATATGCAGTAGCTAATCATTTAAATGAAGTAGATTTCAGGGAATGGCTAATTAACATTAATAATAACGATTTAGAGTGTGGGAGTATAACAGAATAAAAACAGATGATTGTAAAATTGACCTACATAGGGGGTACATAATTTGCCAAGCATAGACCAAATCTTTTTTGGTACAAATCTAGTGGTATTTCTAAGATTCCTTTGGACTATTTATTTGTTTCAGGATTTACTACATTATTCCATTGGTTTAAAAAAGAGAGTCAACCTCGTTCTCTGCTATCTTGGAATTGGATTTGGCACTATCTGCCCAATTTTCTTATTTACAGTACCTCCAACCGTTCCTTATATAATAGGCTCTATTAGCGTTATATTATACGGTGTAATACTTTTACTTCTACAAGATATATTTACTTCTTATCTTAAAAAATTTAAAGTGAGTCTGCCATTGAGACAACAAAACTAAAGAGGTGGTATGACATGGACAAATTGCGCAGGGGTACGTCCACCACACAACCTAGACACAATTCAGTAGGATGGTATATTGGATTTGTGCAAGCCAAAGACATTAAAATGTTTTCACTACTCACTACAAATGAGACAATCAAACTGATCAACGCATTCGTAAATGTCATGAATTATAACATTAAGGCCACCTGTTCGGAGCCAAGCGGCCTTGCTAAACCGTCCTATTGCCGTTCCATCCCCACAAATAAAGAGGTCATATGCTGTTCTGAGAGGGGTGGTGATCGTTATGAATGCAGTAGCTCGAAGCTTAATCTGTAGATGTGGAGATGCATTACAAAAAAATTTCAAGATATCGTTTGGGAGGAACTTGGCAATAAATATATAATACACAATGTGCCTACCCTTTGCTGTGATACTTGTTCAGAGGAACTTTATCCGTCGGATGTTCAAATAAGCATTTCCTCAATGGCTGATAAAATGAGTAGCAGTGAGCTGACTAGGGACGTCATGTATAAGTATTTGTTCTAGATAGGAGCTTAAAGCCCAGTAACTTGATGCATCACGCACGAGTTACTGGGCTTAATATTTTTGTTTTTCTATGGTACATTTATCATATGCTTAAGCAAGATACGGGGAAATAGTATAATATAACTAAGCATGAGATTTGCAAGTTGTGAGTGAACCACGACTTGCTCAATCAACTAAATTGTTCGCTTTCAATAACAATAGGTTGACTGGTTACGCAGCAACAGTCATGTGTGTGCTGAAAGTTGTGTATCACCATATTCGATGTTGTCATGGTCGTGAACATTTTTAGCGCAAGCAACTGGCCATATTGATCATCGCACGGATCGGAGCTTCATCTTCGTAAAAATCAGTAACAAAAGTTGATAATCTTTACCTTACGTATACTAGTTCCTTTGCGGACAGATTATCCTCTTTGAGTTTCTGGGCGAACCATTGGTAAGTTCAGCAATACTATCATGGGTAAGCATTTGTTCATAGAGCCATTTAGTAGAATTTAAAATTGAAAAATATTTTTAGAAATCCACGTCATAGGAGATTAATCTTTGGATGGAGGATTGTGCTATGTTTAATAAGCAAGAAAAGAACTCAAATAGTTCAAGCAACGAGAAAAGTAATGTGGTTGAGGACAAGATGAAGAGAAGTTTCAAGTTTCTAGACAAAAGGCCGGAGCAGGAAAATCAGCTGATAATGGCCATTTCACAAATAACTATTATAGAAGGGTCTGTTCAATCTGGTTTAATTAAAGATGATGATCTTGCGATGATTCCAGAGGCAATGGGTAAATTAGTAGAGCTATCTGGAAAGCTTAGAGACGATCTTTATAGATACCATGAGAGGATTAATAAAGAGCTTCAATTCCCCATTATAAGAAATCAATTCTCTTATGCCTTTGCTAAAGGAGTGGAATCGGCCTATTTATGGAGCATAAGTAAAGGTGGTTATTTTGAATTCAATTATGATAGTGAGGATTCATTAAACGCTAGCGCAGGAGCACAAGTCAATGAGGCTTTTGCTACAGAAATCTCGATTGGTATTGATATAGTACAAGATGTTTTTGTCGATTTTCAAGGTGCTCTAATAGATGAGAAGTATGGATTCTTCAAAGATGGACGGGTGTTGGCTGATGCAATAGCTGCAGGTTATTTCTGGGCATCTCAGGTTGGTGTAGATTATGGAATGAACCTATTAGGGTATAATTAAGTACTGAGAGAATACTAATTGCAAAATAAAGCGTGGCTACTAGATCCCGGAAGTTTAAATATTACACATCCAGACCAGTGCCGAAGCCACACTAAAAGTGTATCAAAGAACACTACTTATATGAATGGTCGCCGGATCATACGAAAATGGGGAAGGGCGTACCACCTTGGTAAAGAAGAACTGTGGCTGTTAAGTGATTTTATGCTTGGTGGGGTTAATATTAAATTAGGCAGAGGATGTGCCCGATTGCATACGGGTATAATTAATCAAGAGGTTACTGGTAAGTACAGAGCAAGTTTTGGCTCTTACGACTCACTTGAGTGAGATGAATATATGAGCAATTGAAGATTCATTTAGCTGGAGGTAACGCTATGACAAATTCTCAACTCTATAACGCAATATTTCGCCGGAGGTCCATCCGGAAATATGACATGTCGGCACTCCACGCCGACACAATTGAAAAGTTACAAGAATATGCAAGCGTCGCCAAGCCGCTTGACGAAAGTATTCGTTATGAGTTCGCCTACCTTGGTTCCGCTGATGTTAAGAATCTCTTGCCTATCAAAGCACCGCACTACATTTGCCTGTATTCCGAGAAAAAGGGGAACTATTTGATGAATGCGGGGTATTTGCTCCAGCAGGTTGACTTGTACCTTTCCAATAACAATCTCGCTAGTTGCTGGCTGGGGATGGCAAAACCCGCTAAAGGCGTACCCGTGCTTATGAACGGATTAGAGTTTGTAATCATGCTCGCATTCGGGAATACCACGGAACCGATTCACAGAGCGAATACCTCCGAATTTAAGCGTAAAAACTTGCCTGAAATTTCAAGTGTAGCTGGTGCGGATGCACTGCTTGAGCCTGTTCGCCTTGCTCCATCAGCCTCTAATACACAGACGTGGTTTTTTAGTGGAGATTTAGACGTTATAACAGTGAGCCGGAAGAAGTTGAATCTTCTCAAAGCACAGGTATATGGGAAGATGAATCAGATTGATATTGGTATTTCACTTTTTCATTTGTGGCTCTCACTTGACCATCAAGGCAATGCTGCAAGTTATTCTTTTGAAATGGATGCAGCGCCAAGTGGGTATGAATTCATGGCGAATGTAAAAATTAGTAAGGTATAACAATGCGACATTGAATATTTAATTATTGTCATGGTAATTTTAATGGAATAATATTATTCCTATTCCAGTCGTCTGATCATACGAAGATGGGCAAGTGCGTAACGCTTACCAAAGAGGAACTGGTTAAGTTAAAGGATTTTTTGGGTGGGTTAAGTCTGTAGAATTTGAGCTGAATATAAAACCTTAGTCGGTCTGTCCGATACACTGACGCTGAATAAGCGTCTTTTTTTATTCTCTGGTGATTGAATGGAGGAATTTGATAAATTATGAAGAATCAATGTAGGAGGCAGATGAAGTAATCAATCAAAACAAATATTGGGGTGACTTTAAATGTACATAGCCTTTCCTGCAGACGAAAAAGTCAAAGCACGACTAGAAGCGGTTTGCAAATCGCTTAATATATCCCTCGAAGAGTGGTTTGAAACGGCTTTGATTGAATCAGAGCATGACGTTTTAACTAATTTTCTGAGTAGCAATTCCCAAGATCAATCAGAATGGATGTGGGATGTAAGCCTTTGTCGGTTTGTACGAATTAGTGATGCTGAATAAGTGTCGTTGAATAGGAGGCAAAACTCTGAAACAAGTATATAAACTACTGTTACTTTTCTGCATATTAAACATGGTAGATTATCTAACTACCATGCTATTAATAAGTCATGGGTCAGTAGAAGGAAATCCAATACCAAATTACTTTGTCGGCCATAATGCGCTGCATTACTTCAAGATAGTCGGAGTTGGCTTAGTTTGCATCTACCTAATTCATGTAGCAAAGAGGAATTTAAAGAGTCAGTTGAGCGTGATAAGGGTGCTGTGGGTGACGAATTTGGCATTTAGTTTCATTGCTGCTTCTAACGTAGTTGTGTACTTTGTACAGAAGTATGACTTTGCACTGAAGTAAATATGTCACTGGATCATTTGGAGATTGGGAAAGGTGTAACGCCTTAGTAAAGAGGAACATGTGATGTTCTGCATGGGATGTATTTATAATGAAATAAAAGGGCGTGTTGATTCAATGAGCAATAAAAATGGCGTAGTTGATTTAAGCAATCGAATCCTGGACCCGGCATGGGAAGCGGCGGTTATCACATTTTAATTCTAAGACGTTCAGTAATCGGCTACCAAGAACCAGTCTATAAGCTGAGCGCCATGCCTCCTAAACGTGTTCTATGCACAAATCTGGCGAACCCAGACGGGTAAAATTATGCTTAACATACACGTTTTAGTAACTGGTATTAGTGGCCCAAGTTTCACGAGAAACGGCTCATTTTGCTGCTGAGGTGACTTACCTTATTTCGAAAGATGAAATCTATGTTTGATTCCCCACCAACCAAGGCAAAGGAACACGAATTTTTCAAAAGGTCAAGACAGAAGGTATCCTTATAGTGGGACTGGCTCAGTTGTCAGAGTAAGGAGATGGTTATAGTGTGTGATTTTAAAAATGACTGCGTAGATGATAAATTAGATATGCCAGAAAAATTAAAGAGTTTAATGATAAACGAAATCGGTAATTTTATTATTAGAAATGAATCAATGATTATGTCATTCTATAGTAATGTTGTTAATTATAAAGATGTTCTCATTACTTTGATTAAGTCGAGAGAAAAATATTATTCAAGTTTAGGTGTAAGTGATGATTTCCAAAAAAGAGCCTATGAATTTTACAAAGATCTTTTATATAATTTTATTATAGTTCTTGAGCAAAGAGGTATAAGTATAAAGAATAATGAAGAAATTTTTGTCGATAATTTGATTAGTTCGTTAAATGATGGAATTAATAGGAAACGCTCAAAATTGTTGGAGAAATACAAATTAAATAATGATTGGAATAATCTAACTAAAGCCGAAAATGATACAGCTACTTACATTTTGGGATGGGTTAAGCTTGGATGGGAAAATAGACCCATTTATGCAATAGCAAAAGATTATTGTATATTCTTTTTTAGTGAGGTAGGTTCGCTTACGAAATTTAATCAATATAACGAAGATATGGATTTTGAGTTTACTAGTAGTGGTGTAGAAATATGCCTATCTTGTACGTATAAATTAGATATAAAATTCGAATGCATTGGACAGATACAAGATTTCCAAAACCACATCGCTACAATTACTCATCGTAAATTTGAGGAAAATCAATATCGAGAAGAAAGAGAAAGTCAGTTAAACAATTTGGTTATTCAAACTGTTAATGATTTAATTCATAGAGATGATGTAAAGGAAATTTGTGGGAATTTTCTTAATAGGTATTGGGAAACGGTTTTTCTTAATAAAGAAAGTATTTTTAGGTATGAAAGAAACATTTACAACATGTTAGGGAAAAAGGGCGATTTTGTGCTTCTTGCTAACGTTGATGATTTTAGAGAGGGGGCTAGCTTCTTTATCACTTCAGGATTGGGAGAAAACTTTGATATGCTGACAAAAACTTTGAGTGAAAAGTATTCGTTTCAATCAATTGAAATTAGAATTTTGTCTTGTTGGAAACTGCTATATAAATTAAATATTGACTTTTTTGCATCAAAATGGCAAAAAGATTTTGGTAAGTTATTTTTTAATATTATTGAACTAGATTTACAAGAGTGTTTGAAAATTTACTCATCAATTGATTTTATAGATAGTGCAGCTTTATTAAAAGAAGACACACTGGGTAAATTTGTATATTTTTTAATAAAATATCAAAAGTTTGGAGGCATAATAAGTGGTTCTATGAATTACCTATTATGTTTAGATTACGTAAAACTTAATCTATTCAACCTATTTGAGCAGAGGAAATACGCTATTTTCGATAAGTCGCTTGAATTTAGCAATGAAAATCCGCTTTATACAATTAACGATATTGATTTAATGAATGGCCATGAATTCGAAAAATTTATTTCCATTTTATTCAGTAAAATGGGGTACACCTCGGCTGTGACAAAGGGTTCTCAAGACCAGGGTATTGATGTTGTTGTTAATAAAAACAACAATAACATTGGTATCCAGTGTAAACGTTATGCGAAGGATGTCAAAAATTCTGCGATTCAAGAAGTTGTTGCTGGGGTAAAACATTATCATTTAAATAAGGCTATGGTAATTACAAACCGTTACTTTACTAAATCTGCCATTGAGCTCGCAAAAACTAATGATGTAATATTATGGGATAGGGATATTCTTAAAGAAAAGATTATTGAGAACTTTGGATAAAATTAAAATTCATTATAAAACGTTGCATATTTATAATTTATCCAAATATTAATTGATCAGTTTTATCTAATAGACGAGGACTTATGTTAATTTGTCCGTAGATGCTTTAGGCCAGGGCGGAGAAGGAAATCCAATATCGAATTACTTTGTCGGCAATAATGCACTGCATTACTTCAAAATAGTCGGAGTTGGCTTAGTTTGCATCTACCTAATTCATGTAGCAAAGAGGAATTTGAAGAGCCAGTTGAGCGTGACAAGGGTGCTGTGGGCGACGAATTTGGCATTTAGTTTCATTGCTGTTTTCAACGTAGTTGTGTACTTTGTACAGAAGTCTCAGAACTAAGGTTAAGCCTCAGTCTGAGACTTCATCTATTTTCGTATAATTTTACCTTTGGCTACATTCATAAGATATTATAGTATAATCTATTGAGAGTCTTTCATTTTACAATTCAAGAGAGGAGCTTCAAAGCTTGAAAAAGATCACTTCATTGCTTATAACCATTTTCTTAATTTCAGGACTTTTAGGATGTGGAACGCCACAAGCGAACACCACAACAGCAAATATAGCACCAGCTACCCAGACAACCGCTGTAGAATCTGTCAAAGCAGACCCTTCCGCAAGTGCTTCACCGACCGATGGGGTTGTAAATACAACCGCCGTTTTAGCAGGGAAAAAACTAAAGGTTTCCTATATAGATGTGGGTCAAGCCGATAGCATTCTTATCCAAACCCCTGGTGGTAAAAATGTACTTATAGACGCAGGCAATAATGGTGACGCTACGACGATTGTGAATTACATTAAAGCCCAAAACATTGACCGACTGGATTATGTCATTGCTACGCACAGTCACGAAGACCATATTGGGAGCATGGATACGGTCATAAAGACCTTCGATATAGGGCAAGTGGTTATGCCCAAGGAATCATCCAACACACAAACTTTTCGTGATGTCATGACGGCCATTGCTAGCAAGGGTCTTAAACCAATCGAAGCTAAAGCAGGCGTGAAGCTCGATCTGGGTTCGGAGATTTACGCAGAACTACTCGCACCTAACTCTTCAGGATACCAGGATATTAACGATTATAGTGCAGTTCTTCGCCTAGTCTATGGGAAGAATTCGTTTCTTTTCACTGGGGATGCGGAAACTCAGTCAGAGTCTGAAATGTTACACCTTGGAAGTCAACTAAAGGTAGATGTATTGAAGGTAGGACATCATGGGTCGAGAACTTCAAGCACAGCAGCATTTCTTAAACTAGTTGCGCCTAAGTATGCCGTGATTAGTGTTGGTAAGGGGAATAGCTATGGGCATCCTACCGGGGAGGCTCTCGTGAGGCTCAGCAGTATTGGAGCAACCATTTATAGAACCGATGAGTCGGGAACGATTGTCTGTGAATCAGATGGAGAAACGATCACCTTCAAAACATTAGGCTGTTCCGTTCAACCACGCGCGCCTAGTTCTGTCCCTGCTGCCGCAGTTGTTGAAGAACCAACTCCAGCCCCAAGTCAAAGCAATAATCAAGGCATTACGGTTTACGGGACAAAAACGGGATCAAAATATCATGTAGATGGTTGCAAGTCTCTGTCTAAGAGTAAAATCCCAATGACTATAAGCGCTGCGAGATCAAGTGGACTTACGCCATGTAGTATCTGTAAACCACCGCAATAAATGGGGGGTATAATAGATGAAGGGAATTATAGACCGATTTGAAGGGGACTATGCTGTTGTAGAATTTGAGGGTAGAAAAATGGTTGATGTCCTCAAGAAAGACCTTCCGGCTGAACTAAAAGAGGGAGATGCCATCCGATGTACCGATGGAACATATGTCTTTGATAGACTAGAGACTGAGCGAATCAAAAAAGAAACAAAGACTTTGTTTGATAAATTGTGGGAATAAGAAATAATGGTTAGGAGCTCTAAGTATGTGCGGACGCTTTATCATAGCAGATATCACAGGCATTGAGAAAAGATTCCAAATAGAACCGCAGAACTTAAAACCCAACTATAACTTAGCCCCCACTCAAGATGTCCCTGTCATAATTAATGATGGGTCAAATCATCTAGCTATGTTTAGGTGGGGCCTGATACCGTTTTGGGCCAAAGATCTTGCGATCGGCAATAAGTTGATAAACGCTAGGGCAGAGACTGTAGACGAAAAACCTAGTTTTCAACTTAGCCTCCAGCGAAAGCGTTGCCTTATAGTAGCGGATGGGTTTTATGAGTGGAAGAAAGAAGGATCCACCAAGCGTCCCTACCGGATAACTCTAAAGACTAAAGAACTATTTGGATTTGCTGGCCTCTGGGACACGTGGAAGTCACCGACTGGGGTTATCGTAAATTCGTGTAGCATTATCACAACGACTCCAAATGAACTCATGGCACCAATACACAAGCGCATGCCTGTCATTCTTCCATGGGAAGTTGAGCAGGTGTGGATGGATCAAGGTGTTATAGATAGCTCATTTCTTAAGACCTTATTAATGCCGTATCCAGCGGACCAGATGATCGCTTATGAGGTTTCAACGTTAGTAAATTCACCTAAGAATAAGGGGACTGAGTGTTTGGCTCCTGTAGCATCAGCCCTATTTTAAACTTTCGTCAATTGTGGAATATCAATAACGCAGTTACAATTGGCTAGACATCATCGGAAATTCCTCGTCATCGACTGTCCCCCCGGTCTGGAACCTTATTCCGCTATCCAAGAACGAGGACCTGAACACTGAACCATTCCCGAACCTCTCACGTAAAGAATCGACTGCTTGATCCACTAATCGCTGCTTTTCGTAATCCTTCTCAAAAAGAGATAACTGATGGAAATCATTCTGGGTCAGTTCAGACACACGGACCCCCAATTGCCGAACTGGCTCACCTTTCCAAAGTTCATCGAACAGTTCGCAAGCCAGCTCATGGATAGCATTAGTGCAATCAATCGCAGACGAGAATTTACGTTGATGTGAACAAGAATAGAATTCATTAGTCTTTAGCGAAACGGAGACTAACCTAGCACAATATTTAGCCTGTCTCAATCTTGCAGCAACTGTCTCTGTCAAAGATAGCAAAACAAGGTGAGCAGTCGTTTTATCTAAAACATCAAAAGGAACTGTAGTTGAGTTCCCAATCCCTTTAATTAGAGGTCTTCGACATTCTCTCACAGGGCTTGCTTCATTTCCGTTAGCGTAATTCCAGACCAATAGGCCATGGCTCTTAAGAATGAGTTTAAGGATCTTGGGGTCATAATTAGCCAGATCACCGATCGTGTTGATGGCCCGGCTCCGTAACTTCTTCGCGGTTGCACGACCGACCATAAACAGTTCTTCAACAGGCAGAACCCACATTTTCTCTGCAATCTCGCCTGGGAAAATAGTGTGTACTTTATCGGGCTTCTTGAGCTCCGAGGCCATTTTAGCAAGGATCTTGTTCGTACTAACGCCGACATTAACAGTAAAGCCTAGCTCATTTTTAATACGGTCTTTAATTATGTAAGCAGCTTCCACAGGATCTCTATAAAGGCTTCCCATGTTCGTGAAATCCACAAAATACTCATCAATGCTGTACTGCTCAATCAAGGGAGAATACTCACGGAGAATGTCACCAAATGCTTTAGAGCATTGCATGTACAATCCATAATCCGGAGGTATTATAATTAGTCCAGGGCATTTTGCACTGGCGCTTAAAATACTCTCGCCCGTTTGAATATCATACTTTTTAGCAGGAATAGATTTCGTCAATACAATGCCATGACGAGTTACGGGATCGCCACCAATAACAGAAGGAACGGTCCGAAGATCGAGTGGGTCTCCATGCTGTAAGCGATGTACGGCTTCCCATGACAAATAAGCCGAATTCACATCAATATGAAATATAATTCGTTGGCTCACAACACTTCACCTTCCTGAAAAGGAATACCTGTTTCTATATTAACAAAACAATTGTTCGGTGTAAAGAAAATACATTCGCCAAATTATAGTAATTATTGCATTGTTCAATATTAGATTTTATAGGGTTAGCAATGAGTAAATAAACCGATCACGTTAATTTGAGAAATGGCTTACGAGATATTTGTAATTAATAAGGCGGATATATTGGGGGTAGTACCAGAAATTAAATTAATATAAAATCTTAAGCCACCTATGAACTAGGTGGCTTTTCCAACGCTCAAATTTAACCGTTAATAGTCGTTTTATATATTGAATATATGCTATGTGAGAACCATCGATACGCTCAGGATGAGCCAAAGTGTAAGGTGGAGCCGGGTCACGCAAAGGAACTGGTCAAGTAGGTATTGGAGATGCAGAGTAGATCAGATTTGATAGGTGAACTGATTTCTAGGTACCGCCTCCTGGTAGAACATCGCCATGGTTGAAACTCAATTCATACAAAAGCGGTCAGTTGAAACGTGACCACTATTGTTAGACATATACCATAATCATAAGAAAAAGCCTCACGTTCTAAAAAGAGCGTGAGGTTTCATTGCATCTCCGAAATTGACTAATGTATAAATAAATGAGAAGCGAAAGAAAGAGGGGTTCACAAAATAGGTAATGCACTTTTATTGCAAACCCCATATCGGAACGTTACTAGGTTAATCACATCAGAACGTAAACATTAGTAATGTTCACTCTCAGAGTCAGTAAATTCAATGCAATGTTGCCCTCTGTCCGACAACTCATTAGTTACGCTACTTTGAATTTTTTTATTATATCCATGAATGCTGGGATATAATTCTTGAATCTTCGTATATAGAGTAATATAATGAGCACCTAAATCATTTTCATTGATTGATAAACCATTTACTAGATTATCCTTTCTTAAGCTAACCAGAACATTTCCATAATTAGTATGAATAATTTTTAAACTTGGCGATTCATAAAGGACCAAACCTTTACTTTTATCAGTAAGTTTTATTTTCGAATACCAACATTTGTTGTTTTCCATATTCTTAGTTAATACCAGAATTAAATTGCTAAATTCCAACGTCCAAGTATTCCAACACCCATCTCTGGCAAACTCGACATCCAGGCCCAATTTCCCCCCTTTTTCCATTATGTCTACCAAATGATGTAATTTAATTTCCGATTTTATTTTAACCGGCTCTTGGCAGATTTTTAGCGTTTTTGGTTTATTAAATAGACTAGACAAAATGTTCATTTTTATTACCTCCCCGTTTATTACAATATATTTTTACTTCATCCATCTAAAGAAATGCGCAGCCTCAGATTAGTTCAGAATATTAGAAGTGATGTTCAAGTAACATGTCTTTATCTCCAATTAATGATTATCCCTTAGGAGTTGTTCTTGCAACTGTCTCATGTCTTTTGCGTCTGAGTCATCTGTTAGCTCGGAGGCCATAGCTCCAGCTAGTTTTAGTGCGGCCTGGTTACCAGACATTCCAGCAATTGGCCCTTTAACACCCCAGTCAAACTCTTGATGAACTTGCTTTATATAGAATACAAAGTCGTCAACACCAATTTTTTTACGGGGGATGCAGCGATCAAGTATAGTTCCACCAAGAATAGAAAAGCTTAAAAGGCCAATATTCTTGTGTAAAAGATAATTTTTACTATCAGCCCATTCCAATGCAAATTCTTGTTTCACCGCCAACCAGTAGTTTCTTACAAGAACATATTGAGCAGTGGGGTCAGTAAAATCATGAATGTACTGGCTCTTTTTAATAAGCTTGTTAATTCCACTCTGGAGACTCGTTTCGTTGGCTACCCTTGTAAGACCTTGAGCACTGGATCCTTTCTTAGAACCACCTAGGTGAATTAAACCGTGCCACGGTGAACTGGGGTCATTTGTTAGCTTGTTAGTTATCCAACGTTCTAGATGGTCCCGTATCTCAATTTCCTCAGGAGTTAATTTGCTTTCCATAATTGCTAAATGTGAAGAATTTAGACCTTTTTGGTTTGCATTAATGTCAACAAATAATGACCGCTCTTGATCACGTGTCAAGCCTACATGAATCTGAAATGGTACGGGAGATAAAATTGGATTACGGTTTTTATCTCCATCTGCGAAATATAACCGATGATTTCCATCGATTCGGCTTATTGAGACTCCTTTTTCTTTCTGTATTCGGTCGACGTCGAATACCAGCCTGATTTTGCCCGAAGCATCTTCCTCGATTTGAACGACTGATTTTTTGCGCACATTAATAACTATCTCGGGGTAAGCTCTGGGACGAGTCGGATCTTTCGGTTTCGATACGTATTCGTAAGCATCGCTTGCGTGTTTTGGTGAAAGATCCCTTTGTAACCCATCTGGATTAGAAACCTGATCAAATACATCGGCTTGTGAAATCATGGCTAGATGAGCTAAAGGTGCATCCCCTCTGTAACAGACAGTATCTAGGTTCATGTTTTTTTGTGCAATAAGTTCGATCTGTGTAATCCCTTGCAATTTAGACATGCAGACAAGTCTCCTTTCTTCTCATAATGTAATTTTGTCAGCAAAACTTTATATTATGATATATGAACTTCACCTTTCAATAATGACAACTAATATGTACTTGAATAAATTACCATGATCCATTCCGAAACTGGGATGAGCAAATACTGTAAGTCTACCTAAAAAGTTAAGTTAAAGAAATACAAAAGACTAGAGATATTCCCCTCAAAACATTGCGACCCACGTTCCAAAAAAATGTGCGTTAGGTTTTTTATCGGTGATTTACCTGGAGTTTCTGTAGATGGTTGAAGGTGAGGGCGACTTCTCACGAATAATACATATATTTGAATGTTCGAACCCGATTAGCGGTAACAGGCGTGATGGAGAAATTGCCGATTACAAAGCGAGATATTTTTATCGCTCTAACCTTTCATAATCCTTTACAACGTGAAGAATATTTGCATATTGGTAAACTTTTAGGCGCAGTAATAAATACGTCATCGTCTGGTAGAGTTGGGAATAATTACGCGTGTACAAAATCTACAAGGACATGCTATATTAATGTTGTTAGCAGAAATGCGTAATTGCAATTAGCAATGAACCTTGTTGAGGAGGTGATAATATGGATCAAAAGAATATGAGATTCGGCGATTTCATTAAATCAAAACGTTTGGTATTAGAAATTACGCTTCGAGATATGTGCGAAAGAATTGGTTTCTCGCCTGCTTATCTAAGTGACATTGAAAACAATCGGCGTTACCCAATGGACAATGACAAAATAGAATTACTGATTAAGGAACTGAAACTATCAGTTGAGGACCAGGAGACGTTGTATGATTTAGCTGGCAAAGAACGTAAAGGCGGGGTATCTCTGGATTTACCTGAGTACATCATGGACTCTGAGGTTGCTCCCTACGTAAGAATGGCACTTCGAAAAGCTAAACAGAACGATGTCACGGTTGATGATTGGAAACGCATCATTGAAGAGCTTGGCAGAAAGGATAAGGTGTAGTTTAATGCTGGAATTTTCATGGAGTAGAAAAGATAAGAACAATGTTCCAGTCATGAGCGCCAAGGAAATGGACGAGCTTGCTGAAATGCTTATTAATGATTATAAACCTGTTCTTATAAAAGAACCGCAGCCTATTGACTATGAGCATTTTTTGGAAGTGTATCTTGGAGTGAATCTACAATATTTAGACATAACTGCCGATGAAACAATTCTTGGGATGACTGCATTTGATGATGGGAGAGTACAAGTATACGACCACGAACTCGGTCGTGAGAAAAGCATCGAAATCACCAAAGGTTCCGTCATAATCGATAATCATCTTTTAGCCTCCGATAAAGTTGGCCGATTGCGATTCACCGCATTGCATGAAGGTGGTGGGCATTGGTGGTGTCATCGGGGAGTCTATGCTCACAACAATGGACAACTTAGTCTTGATTTTACCTATACGAAACATAAACAGAGTGTTATTAAATGCAGAGTAAACTCGGTGGAAAACTTCGCCTATCGAAGACATACAACCTCCCAAGATTGGATGGAATACCAAGCAGACTACATGGCTTCAGCGATCGCCATGCCTAAAACGCCGTTCATAGCCGTTGCCGAGCAACTATTAAACCAGGCCGGTGTAAGAAGTAAAGGAATCGTGATGGGGGCGGACGCGGAGACTGACATGTTTGCCATGCAAGAATTCCCTTGTTTAATTGCCGATGTTTTCAAAGTATCCCGTCAAGCGGCAGAAATCAAGCTTAAAAACTTTGGCTTTATCAAAGATATAAAAACATTAAGAACTATAAAACAAGAGGTGCGTCAGTATACTTTCTTCTGAAAGCATATATTTTTTACAGTAGTGTTCGCAAAATTGCGTATCAGTTAACATATTAAAGAATTATATGTATTTCCCCAACAAGTGTAAAGAGAAAGGGGAGACATCAAATGAAGGAAGTTGTTAAATGCCCAAATTGTAATCAAAGATTATTTGATCTTGAAGCTGACGGCAACGCAGCCGTGTATATCAAGTGTCCAAAGTGCAAGAAGGTCATGAAAATTGAACTACGTAGACAAGTCAAAGTGACTTAAGCATACCGAGCGGAGGAGCCTGAAAAGAGCTACCCATGAGCCGGATGATTACCAAGGGAGTTGGTAATCGTCCGGCTCTTTTTTTGTGCCCAAAAACAGAAAAGGAGCGATCAATAATGAGAATTAAGTATGAGTTTTTAACAGGTGAGATTGTAGATATTGAAGTAACGAACGATATAGGCGGGGTCTCCGTTGAACTTGACAGGGGGATTTACAACAGTGATCACAGAGAAACCCGTAGGCACAATTCGGTTGAAAATATGCAGGTACAAGGTACCCAAATAGCAGACGAAAGTGTTGATGTTGTTTCTGCGATTGAAAAGAAAGAAACGAGTGAGGCCCTCTATAATGCCCTGAACAAGCTACTACCACAGCAACTAGACCTGATTCAAAAGGTGTTCTTTGAGGGGAGACCTATAGTAGCGGTAGCAAAAGAATTAGGCATTACAAAACAAGCTTGCAATGGTCGTCTAAACAAGACTTACCAACGATTGAAAAAATTATTTTAATTTAGGGGGTTTACTTTGCCTTTTCTCGTGGCTTATATATAGAGGCACTTTTACAGCCTCACAAAAATAAGCCAGGAGGTGGAAAAAATGCAAACCATCAGAATCACAATCACCAGCGAGAAACCAACAAATGTGATTATTACAGAGCGAAAACCCGAAAGTAAGGAAGCAAAAAGGAAAGCAGCACTGAGGGAGCTAGATGAACTTTTTAATCCGATTCTCAAAGAAGCAGGAGTTAGCCACGTTAGTGAACAGTCATGCGATTAAATGCAGACGTAATAAAGGGACTGATTAACGAAAGAAGCATATCCCAAAATGAACTCGCACGCCTCATGAAAGTCGGTCATGGTTCATTATCAAATGCGCTATCTGGAAGGCGACATGCTGGGCGCAAGATCCTAGCCGGGTTGCTCAAATTATTTCCCAATGAAAGTGTCGCGAGTCTGACAATTAATGTAGGGGGTGAATCAAATTAAATTAATCTATATATGTTCGCCATTAAGAGGCGACATCGAAAGGAATATAAACAGAGCGAATGGCTACTGTCGATTTGCAGTAACACAGGGAGTTATTCCGCTCGCACCGCATGTAATTTTTACTCAGTTTCTAGACGAAGATATTTTAGAAGAACGTCAGCTAGCAATGCAGATGGGTCTGGAACTTATGTACCGATGTACTGAAATGTGGATTTTTGGCTCTAACATCTCTAAAGGAATGCAGGGTGAAATAGTTGCAGCAGAGCGACTTGGTATCCCAATTCAATACTACAGTGACCGATGTGAAAGGGGAGAAAACCCACATGAGTAAACTTGAAATTACAATCAACAACGCACAGGATTTAATTGTGGCTCTGACAAGGCTGGCGCAAGCGTTGGAAAACAACCAAAGCATTGTTCAGGTCACAGATGACTCTGGCAAGGTAGACGATGCTTCCATCGCGCCTGAGCAACCCAAAGAGATCAAGGAGCCTGAAATAGTGGATAAACCCGTAACCCTTGAGGAAGTTCGCGCGGTACTCACCGCCAAATCACAAGAGGGTAAAAAGGCGGCAATCCAGGGGCTTTTCAAGCGGTATGATGCAAATAAGCTGACCTCTGTAGATCCCGCAAGATACGGAGAATTGTTAAAGGATGCAGAGGAACTTTAATGGCAGATCATGCAAAACTATCGGCATCGAGTTCTCACAGATGGCTGAATTGCGGCCCTTCGGTTCGATTAGAGGAAACGTTTGAAAACAAAACCAGCACCTTTGCGGAGGAAGGTACCGCCGCACACGCAATGTCTGAGCATAAGCTGCGGAAGTTTCTCAAAATCAAAACGAGAAAACCAAAGAGTAAATACGACTCGCAGGAGCTAGAATTCTATACAGACGCTTATGTAGGCTATGCCTGTGAACTGATAGCTGAGGCCAAAACAAGGTCAAGTGATCCACTAGTGCTCGTAGAACAAAGGCTGGATTACTCCCACTATGCACCGGAGGGTTTTGGGACTGGCGATCTTGTTATTGTTTCCGACGGCATTCTCGACGTTGTGGATCTTAAATATGGCATGGCGAAGGTATCGGCAAACGATAATCCGCAACTTAAGCTTTATGCGCTGGGGGCACTGGATATATTTGATCTTCTATATGACATAAAAACAGTGCGTATGACGATCTGCCAACCTAGACTCGACAGTATATCTACCTTTGCGTTATCAGTGGACGAGCTCATACAGTGGGCAGAAACGGAGTTAAGACCCAAGGCGGCGCTCGCCTTTCGAGGTGAAGGAGATTATGTATCCGGTGAGCATTGTCGATACTGCCGGGCAAAGAGCCAATGCCGAGAGCGAGGCAATGCAAATTTACAACTCGCCCAACTGGACTTTAAATTACCGGCTCTGCTTACCGAGGATGAGATGGCCAGGGTCTTGGCACAAGCGAATGAGCTCAAAGTTTGGGCCAAGGATGTCTGGGAGTATGCAGAAAAGGAAGCAATAAACGGTAAGAAGTGGCCGGGCTACAAGCTGATCGAGGGGACGAGCCGACGAAAATATATGGATGAAGACAAGATAGCCGAGCAGGTGTTGGCAACTGGCGACTATAACGAGACGCAGATATATACCAAGAATCTTCTCGGCATAACGGCTATGACACAGCTCCTTGGCAAGCAACAGTTTAAGAATCTACTGGGAAATTTATGTATTGCACCTCCGGGCAAGCCCTCTCTAGTGGTTGAGTTGGACAAGCATGATGAATGGAATCCACTTGATTCAGCAAGGCGTGATTTTGAAGACGCTATTTAATATAGACGTTTGAAAATTTGTAACAAAAGTAATCTGGTTAGAGGTTATAAGGAATTCAAAGACCTCAGCCGCATCATTCGTAATAAAATCATAAAGGGGTAATAAAAAAATGGCAAACGAAACAACAAAGGTTATCACTGGCAAAGTAAGATTCTCATTTTGTAACGTATGGGCACCAAAGAGCATTAATGGGGGAGACGAAAAATACTCAGTCAGTCTCGTAATCTCTAAGACGGATAAAGAAACCCTCTCTAAGATAAATGCTGCTATCAAAGAAGCTGAAAAAGTAGGAATTGCAAAGCATGGGGCAAAGTTTATAAGCGGCGCGGGTTTTAAACGACCTCTCCGCGACGGAGATATTGACCGCTCTGATGACGAGAACTATGAAAACTGTTTTTTTGTGAACGCCAACAGTGCTACAAAGCCAAATATCGTGGACAAAAACGTCCAGCCCATCCTTGATAGCACGGAAGTCTACAGTGGTTGCTATGGCCGGGCGAGTATTACATTTTACCCCTTCAATACGAATGGTAACAGGGGCATTGCCTGCGGCCTACAGAACCTGCAAAAGCTAGCCGATGGAGAGTCGCTGGGAGGACGCAGCAGAGCTGAAGACGATTTTGAAGCCTATGACGATGACGACTTTTTGTCGTGAAAACTCTAGGCATCGATATCGAAACATATTCCAGTGTGGACTTGAAAAAAGCAGGGGTGTATGCGTACACCTCTGCCCCTGATTTTGAAATCCTATTGTTTGCTTATGCCTTTGATGATGCGCCGATTGAGATCGTCGACCTTGCAAGTGGCGAACAGCTGCCACCGGAAATATTTATGGCTATAACAGATGAGAGCGTTATAAAGACTGCCTTTAACGCCAATTTTGAACGTACCTGCTTGTCAGTCTATTTAAAGCAGCCTCTATTACCCAACGCCTGGCGCTGCACAGCAGTACAGTCAGCCATGCTAGGGCTACCACTTCATCTGGCCGGAGTTGCTCAGGTTCTGAAGTTAGAAGAGCAGAAAATGGGTGAGGGCATGGCACTGATCCGGTACTTCTCCATCCCATGTAAACCCACGAAAACTAATGGGGGGAGAACGAGGAATCGGCCGAGCGATGCACCCGAGAAGTGGGCCACCTTTAAAGACTATTGCAAGAGGGACGTTGAAGTTGAGCAGTCCATACGGAAGAAGCTCAAGAAATACCCTATATCAGATAACGAACAGACCCTTTGGGTGCTCGACCAACAGATCAATGATCGAGGGATATTGGTGGATACCGGGCTCGTGAAAAACGCTATTCGATGCGATAAACGTTACAGAACGGCCATTTTCAATGAAGCGAAGGAACTGACTGGACTCGACAATCCCAACAGTGTAGCCCAGCTTAAAGAATGGCTATTAGGCAACGGGCTTGAGATCGAGAGCTTATCCAAAAAGGTCGTGGCAGACTTAGCGAGTGTCACGGAAGGCGCAATCCAAAGGCTACTCCAGCTTCGGCAAGAAATGGCTAAAACCTCTATCAAGAAATACGACGCGATTCAAAGAGCCCTCTGTCCTGACAATCATGTGCGTGGACTTCTGCAGTTTTACGGAGCGAACAGGACCGGGCGGTGGGCTGGAAGATTAATCCAAGTTCACAACCTTCCACAAAACCACCTGCAAGACTTGGAACTCGCACGTGGGATTGTTAAGTCCGGAGACTATGATCTATTAGAAATGCTGTATGAGAGTGTGCCCAGTGTGCTTTCTGAACTCATCCGAACAGCTTTCATTCCACCAAAGGGCTATCGAATTATTGTGGCGGACTTCTCAGCCATCGAAGCACGGGTGATCGCTTGGATGGCGGGGGAAGCCTGGCGAATGGAGGTTTTTGAGACTCACGGAAAGATTTACGAAGCCTCGGCAAGTCAGATGTTTAAAGTGCCCTTGGAACGCATCATCAAAGGAAATCCAGAGTATGAGCTGCGGCAGAAAGGAAAAATTAGTGAACTAGCGCTTGGCTACGGTGGCAGTGTCGGTGCTTTAACTGCGATGGGTGCGTTGAGCATGGGCCTAGCAGAAGATGAGTTGAAACCACTCGTTAACACATGGAGATCCGCGAACCCCAATATAACCCGCTTTTGGTGGGACGTAGACAAAGCAGCCCTTAAAATTGTCAAGGAAAAAATACCTCAAACCGTCGGCAAACTAAAGTTTCAATGCACAAGCGGGATCTTATTTGTAACCCTGCCCTCGGGCCGGAAGCTTTCATATGTTAAACCCGAAATTAGGCTTAATAAGTTTGGACGTGACGGACTCACTTATGAGGGCATTGGCGAGAAGAAACAGTGGTGTCGCATTGACACCTATGGGCCAAAATTGGTGGAGAATATTACTCAAGCAGTGGCTCGCGATTGTCTCGCCGAGGCCATGCTTCGGGTCGATAAGGCGGGTTATAAGATAGCGATGCACGTGCATGATGAGGTGGTCATCATAGCACCAGTGGGTCAGGGATCCCTAGAAGAATTGTGCGACATCATGGGCCAGTCGATAAGTTGGGCCGAGGGCTTGCCCTTGCGAGCCGCTGGGTTTGAAGCTGAGTTCTACAAAAAGGACTAGGGAGGTTAGTTGAAAAGGATGGATCAATTAAAGCACGATGGGCCTATTGCCATAGCCACTGGCAATTCCCGAAAAGAGAAGAAATGGACAAACAAAGAGTTGCAGTGGTCTCAGTTTTTAGAAACAGTTGAAGTCACACAGAAAACTTCGGAAACCCAGGAAGAGTACCGAAAGATGTCCAAAGACGAACAGGATGGTCGCAAAGACGTGGGAGGTTTCGTCGGCGGTAAGCTAAAGGGTGGTCGACGCAAAAATGGCTTTGTGGAGTTCCGTTCTTTGCTCACTCTCGATATGGACTATGCCCAACCTGACGTTTGGGATGAGATTTTCATGCTTTATGATTATGCGTGTTGCATTTACTCTACTCATAAACACACGCCAGAGGCTCCACGGCTCAGGCTCGTTATCCCGATGGTGAGAGTGGTATCGGCGGAGGAATACACAGCCGTTGCTCGTAAGGTAGCCTACGACCTTGGCATAGAACAGTTTGACGACACAACGTACTCTGCCGCTAGACTAATGTACTGGCCCTCAACATCCACAGGGGGTGAGTATGTATTTGAACACATTGACGGGCCCTGGCTTGATCCTGATGAAGTCCTAGCAACTTATGTTGATTGGAAGAATGCTTCAAGCTGGCCAGTATCATCTAGACAGCAAACGGTTATCAAGAAGACCGCGGAGAAACAGGTCGATCCCACAACCAAAGAGGGCGTCATTGGTGCCTTTTGCCGCTCGTATTCTATAACCGAAGCACTGGAAACGTTTTTAGGTGATGTGTACGAGCCAGCAGGAGATGAACGATATACCTTCCTTGGTGGCTCAACCTCCGGGGGCTTGATACTATACGACAATGACCTGTTCGCTTTCTCCCATCACGGTACCGATCCCATCAGTGGCAAGTTAGTGAATGCCTTCGACTTAGTACGTGTCCACAAGTTTGGTGCTCAGGATGACGGGGTAGAAGAAGGGACACCTCCGAGCAAACGGCCCTCTTATAAAGCCATGCAGGAGTTCGCCGTCAACGACGGGACTGTTAAAAAGCAACTTATGTCCGATAGTATGGCGGGAGCCTTGAAAGATTTCGGGCAGGAAGATGATAACTGGGCTGAACGATTGGAGTATAAAAAAGATGGCACGCTGAAGGCGACGATCGACAATATACGGTTAATCATGGAGCACGATCCACAGCTTTGTGGGACGGTGGGCAATAACGAGTTTGCCCATCGAAACGAGCTCTTAAGGAACTTACCTTGGCGAGGTATTGGCAAAGGTGCATACTGGTCCGATACGGATGACGCAGCTCTCAGGCATTACTTAGAGCACGTCTATGATATAAGCCACGTCGGTAAAACAATGGATGCACTTTCTGTCGTTGTCGAACAGAACCGGTACAATCCAGTGAAGGACTATCTCGACGGCTTGGTCTGGGATGGTATAGAGCGGCTGGACACCTTGTTAATAGACTTTTTTGGTGCGGAGGACTCTGAATACACCAGAGCAGTGACACGGAAAACGATGTGTGCAGCGGTCGCGAGAATCTTAAATCCCGGATGCAAATTTGATTTTATGCTTCTTTTGATTGGTAAACAGGGACTTGGAAAGAGCTATTATCTGAAAAAGCTCGGTGGAAAGTGGTTCTCGGATAGTCTAACGACTGTTGTGGGGAAGGAAGCCTATGAGCAATTGCAGGGTGTATGGATCATTGAAGTCGGTGAACTATCGGCTGCAAAAAAAGCCGATATCGATGCCTTGAAGCACTTTATCTCCAAGCAAGAAGATATCTTCAGAGAAGCTTACGGCCGACGGACGGGTGTCTTTCCACGGCAATGCATCTTCATCGGGACTACCAACGACTACGAGTGTTTGCGGGATAAAACAGGTGGTCGACGTTTTTGGCCGGTGAACGTGGGTAAAGGTAGGCAAAGCCTGTGGAATGATTTAAACGTAGACCAGATTTGGGGCGAGGCAGTACAAGGGTATAAAGCTGGGGAGGAATTGTACCTAAAGGACGAACTTGCTGAGTACGCTTTGACGATTCAAGCAGAGCACACGGAAGAGAGTGATAAGGCCGGTATGGTTTATGACTATTTGGAACGGCTGCTGCCAGACAATTGGGATAGCCTAGATTTAAGTGAAAGGCGAGTGTTCCTAGCAGGTGATTTTTTAGGTGGAAACGGTATAAGCAAGCGGAATCGGGTTTGTGCCATGGAGGTCTGGTGCGAGTGTTTTGGGGGAGATCCTAAACAGCTCACTAATATTCAGGCACGTGAGATCCGTAGCATATTGGATCACGCCGATGGCTGGCAACGATATGATGGAAAGTTAACCTTCAGTATTTATGGCCGTCAACGTTCCTATAGACGAGGGTGATTCTTTAGCACAATGAGGGAACAGAGAAACCTACTATTAAACACTCTAAAAAAGAAGGGGACAGAGGGAACAGTAATTTAAAACTTTTCAAATAAGGTTAATAAGACCAAAGGGAACAGAAAACAAGGCCTGTTCCAAGATTCCGTTCCCTCTGAAACCGTTATATACCAAGGCATTGAGGGCTGAGGGCACAAAGGGAACAAATTTATACTATATAGTTAATAGTTATAGTTATTTAGGTAATGTGCGCGAGGCATATGTACGTATACGCGCATATGCACGTATAGGAAAATGTGTTCCTCTGTTCCCCCGGTTCACTAAATTGAAAAGGAGTGCTTTATGCGAGAACGACAGATTGAAATAAAACTAAGGGATGCAGTCAAGATCAAAGGTGGTCTGGCATTAAAGTTTGTCTCGCCAGGGATGGTAGGAGTGCCAGATAGGATTGTGCTGGCTCCCGATGGCCGCGTATATTTTGTAGAGTTAAAGGCTCCGGGCAAAAGTCTATCACTCAAGCAATTGAAAATCGCGGCAACTCTTAAGAGGCTTGGGTATAAGGTTCGGATAATTGATAGCCCGGAAAAGGTAAAGGAGTTTGTGGATGAAATATGTTCCCCACGGATATCAAACGTATGCGGCAAATCTAGTCTTGGACAAGCCCATCTGCGGATGCTTTTTGGGCCTGGGAATGGGAAAAACAGTGTTAACCCTGACCGCCATTGACGAACTTCTTCATGACAGGTTTGAAGTTAGCCGAGTGCTTGTCATAGCGCCACTGAGGGTGGCCGAGGACACTTGGAGCAAAGAGTGCCAAAAATGGGATCACCTGAAGCACTTACGAATGGCGAAGGTACTGGGGCCTGAAAAGAAGCGGATCGAGGCTTTGAATTTAAAAGTTGGCCTGTATATTATCAACCGCGAGAACACGGAGTGGTTAGTTGAACGATATGGGAAGAACTGGCCCTTCGACATGGTGGTGATCGACGAGTTATCCAGCTTCAAGTCAGCTAAGGCCAATCGGTTTAAAGCCTTGCGCAAAGTCCGACCCTTCGTAGAGCGAATCGTGGGACTGACTGCAACACCCGCTCCCAATGGACTCATGGGCCTGTGGTCACAGATGTATTTGCTGGACAGAGGGGAACGATTAGGCAAAACCATGGGTGGTTATAAGGACAGGTACTTTATACCGGATAAACGAAACCAAACTGTCATCTTCAGTTACAAATTAAAGCCAGAAGCTGAGAAAGCCATCTATGAAAAAATATCTGATATCTGCGTGAGTATGAAGGCTTGTGATTATTTACAGATGCCTGAGAGGATTGACAATTATGTTCATGTAGAAATGTCACCAAAAGAAGCGGTCTTGTACAAGCAACTCGAACGAGACATGCTGCTGCCCTTTGTCCAGGGGGCTATCGATGCAGTAAACGCTGCGGCACTATCGAACAAACTGCTGCAAATGGCAAACGGTGCAGTCTACGATGAGTTCGGCGAAGTACGGCAAATACACCGTCGCAAATTGGATGCTTTGGAGGATTTGTGGGAAGGGGCGAATGGTAAACCTATTCTAGTGTTTTATGCTTACAAGCACGATAAGGACAAGCTCTATGAATTCTTCAAGGCCCGTAAAATTAATCCGAGAGAGCTGAACACCTCACAAGATATTACGGACTGGAACGATGGGAAACTTGATGTCGTCCTAGCACACCCGGCTTCGACAGGGCATGGCTTGAATTTACAAGCTGGTGGGAACATCATCATCTGGTTTGGACTTACTTGGAGTTTGGAGCTCTACCTACAAGCTAATGGACGATTATACCGTCAAGGCCAAAACCAAGCCGTCATCGTTCATCATATAGTTACCACCGGAACGATTGATGAACAGGTCATACTGGCACTGAGTCGAAAAGAAGTTGGGCAAATGGCACTGATTGATGCGGTGAAAGCGAGGATTGAACATGAAAACAATGATTGCATCCTGCCTGATCGATGAGCTTGAACGAGCGAATAGAATTCACGGAGCAACTTTTACATCCCCACACGAAGGATACGCTGTGCTTTTGGAAGAGCTCGACGAGCTTTGGGATGAGGTTAAGAAAAAACATCCTAGCAAAGAACGTATGCTGGAAGAGGCCACGCAAGTGGGTGCCATGGCAATAAAGTTTATTATGTCGATGAATAGTTGGACAAGCATGGATGTATGCAGGCGCTGCTTGTTTGCGGTCATGACGTCTGCCGAACGCCTTAAACAGGAAAGTGATCCTTGCGAAACATGCAACAGTGATTTATGTAATTGGCAGATAAAAAGGGAAAAAGTCCATTCGTAAAGGAGAATGAAAATGGATACGAAAGAGCGGGTAAAGCAACTATTCAAAGGCCATCGTGAAATTAAACAGAACCTTTGTGTGCGACAGTTTCAGATATCGAATTTTTCTGGGTTAGGTGATGACGAGGTCATTGCGGCATTAACCTTTTCCAGTCCTGACGGTGAATACGTTCAGAATAGTAATATTTCAGATAAATCGGGGAGGATTGCCCTTATGTACAAGAACATTGCTGACAGTGAGGGTATGGAGCTTTTGAGGTCGATGGTAAAAACATACCAAGCGCAAAAGCGAGAGTTGGATGTTTTCGAGCACTGCATCACCTTGCTAGAGCCGAAGCTCTCGGAAATCATAACTGATATGGTCATCATGAAGATGCCTTGGAATGAGATACAGGCTAAACACAACATCTCGCGGACTACTCTGGTCAGATACCGCAAAAAAGCAGTCGTGGATATTACTAAGATGCTTGAATACGGAATGGTAAATTTGTAAATGGCAGTAAATTGGCTCTAAATTGGTACAATTTTGGCATCAAATTGGCACTTAAATGAGTATTGTCACATCCGTTTTTGGGTGATATAGTAAAGATGCGAAAAGTATATAGAGGCTCTTGGACAGCTCGTCCAGGGGTCTTTTTATATTGATCGAGCTCCTCTCACTATAGAGCGGATCCGGTCGCATTCTTTTTAAAACATGGCTGCCATTTATGGCGGCTTTTATATTTGATAAGGGTAGGGATGAATTATGGTTCGATGCGTATTATTTGCACCCGTTAAAGCAGGATGGGCAAAAGTCTGTACTAACTGTAAGCGTTGGGACGGAAAGCGGTGCAAAGACAAACAACTACTACTGGAAATGTACGAAGACTCAGAAGAATTTAAAGCCTATGACCAAATGATGAGAGGCAACGAGGGGATATGCGACATTTGACAACCTATATGACTGCGGGCACTGGCGCAAGAAACGTAGGTAGCGGAAAGGTGATGTGCTGATGCCAACCAAACCAAAGCGTCCATGCTCACACGCAGGTTGTCCGGAATTAACATCCGAGCAATATTGCAACATGCATCTAAAACAAGTGACAAAGGAATACGACCGCAGGCGTGGTTCGGCAGCCAGTCGAGGATATGACTACCGCTGGGTGAAAGTCCGTTGGCGTTATCTCGCTGAACATCCGCTGTGCGTATTGTGTGAACACGTAGGCAAACTCACGCCAGCTAATGTGGTTGATCATATCAAACCCCACAAAGGGGATCAGGCATTGTTCTGGGATGAGAGCAATTGGCAAAGCCTTTGTAAATCATGTCATGATACAAAGACTGCTCGTGAGGATGGACGTTGGGGATAAGATTGTGTATAAAAAGTGGATAAGTTTAAATAACTGTGGATAACTAGGGTGGGGGCGGCCTAAATAGTCCCAACCTTACCAAAAAACACCGGATGAAGGGTTACGCGTGAGATTTCGCAGGTTCAAGAAAGGGTATAGGCAAGTTTCAAGTTGAATAGACGAGGTGAGTTAATGGCAAACGGACACGGGGGTGCTCGTGTCGGTGCGGGCGGTAAGAAAAAACCCATTGCTGAGAAGATTCTTGAAGGCAACCCTGGAAAAAGGAAACTGACCATTGTGGAATTTGATGGCGCATCTGATTTGACGGGACAAGAGATGCCGCCACCAAGAGACTATCTTTCGGCAAGGCAGAAGGGCGGAAAAGACTCCTATGCTGTAGAAATATATGAGAAAACCTGGGATTGGCTTAAGGAACGTAAGTGTTCTCACCTGCTCAATCCTCAGCTATTAGAACAATATGCCATGGCGGTATCACGCTGGATTCAGTGCGAAGAGAGTATCACCGAATTCGGATTTCTGGCTAGGCATCCAACCACTGGAAACGCCATGCCTTCACCCTTTGTTGCCATGTCGCAGAGCTTTATGAAGCAGGCAAACAGTATTTGGTATCAGATCTACCAAGTGGTGCAGGACAACAACACTCAAAATTATGCGGGAGCAAATCCTCATGAGGATGCAATGGAACATTTACTTACAGCAAGAAAAGCTAAATAAACAAACCCCCGGAGTCGCTTTACGCTGGCCTGTGTCGCGATAGCGTTTAAGAGCAGGGTAAGTGTTGGGCGTGGATGATAGATCGAGCTCACAGGCGAAAATACCAGAAGCTACTTTACGGATTATACCTATAGACACGCTTTAACTAGCGTGTTTTAATTATGGGAGGGAAACAATGGACATCCAGAAAATACCCATCAATCAATTAAAGGCTGCAAGATATAATCCCCGTAAAGACCTAAAGCCCGGTGATGCAGAGTATGAAAAGCTTCGTAAAAGTATGGAGCAGTTCGGTTATGTCGAGCCCGTCATATGGAACAAGCAAACCGGCAACATCGTAGGCGGGCATCAGAGATATAAAATTTTGACTGAGTTCGGAGCAAAGAAAATAGACTGCGTGGTTGTGGATATGGACGAGCAGCGTGAGAAAGCTTTGAATATTGCGCTCAACAAAGTATCGGGTGATTGGGATATGCCGCTTCTCACGGACTTGTTAAAAGACCTCGGCGACAATGGCTTCGATGTTTCTCTAACGGGTTTTGAAGCAGCGGAGATTCATGAGTTGTTTGGTAATGACAATGATGGGTCTAAAGATGTCATAGAGGATGAATTTGACACTGATGCGGCTCTAGCGGAAATCGAAACGCCTATAAGTCAGCGCGGGGATATATGGCTGCTTGGCAAACATCGTTTAATGTGTGGGGACAGCACTTCTCAAGATGAGGTCAAGGTACTGATGGACGGGAAAAAAGCTCGGCAAGTATTTACAGATCCGCCTTGGAATGTTGACTACGGTGGGAGTAGCCATCCAAGCTGGAAGCCGGGTCGGCAAATTCTCAATGACAAGATGAGCACAGAAGATTTCAAGGATTTCATGCTGAAAGTATTCACGACTATGAGTGCGGTAAGCGAGCCGGGTTGTATGACATATGTCGTGATGAGCGCCCAAGAATGGGGAAGTCTCATGGATGCCATACGCGAAGCAGGCTATCATTGGTCAAGTACAATTATCTGGAAGAAGGATTCTCTGGTGCTTTCCCGAAAAGATTATCACACCCAATACGAACCCATATGGTATGGATGGCTAGAAGGTAGCAGCAGAATCTGTCCTTTGGTGGACAGAAAACAAAGCGACGTGTTTGACATACCGAGGCCGAAACGCAGTGAACAACATCCGACGATGAAACCCATCGAACTGGTAGCAAGGACCATCGTCAATTCTAGCCATAAGGGTGATTTGGTACTCGATCTGTTTGGCGGCTCAGGAACAACAATCCTCGCTGCAGAGCAAACTGAAAGGGTTTGCAATATGATGGAGCTAGACGAAAAATACGCTGACGTCATTGTGAAGAGATACATTGAGAACACTGGTAGTGATACTGGTGTTTTTTTAATTCGAAACGGTGAAAAGGTGTCCTACCAAGACGCACATTAAAGTCTTGACTTTCCCGGCGCACAGAGTGATGAATGTGTACACCCTCGAAGGGGTAAAAGGGAAGGCAGGAATACACCATGGAAAACGATAACATAAGATTCACCTTCAAAGTAACCCAACTGGAACGAAAACAGGTAACCTCAGTGATTGCAGATACAATCAGATTACAAGCTAAATATGCAGGGGCCCCAAGTTTTAACTACAACGTTGGTGGATGGACAATTGATAAACAGGGTATTGTTACAACGCCAGAAACGGGATTTCAAGATGAGCAGGTGACTTTGAGGAGGGTGCTTGATGCGCTAAACGTTGCAGGAGCAAAGGCAGAGGGTAATTTAACTGTAACCCTTTCCATGAAAGGACACGATGGTAACAGCCTAAGAAACCTTGTGAATCTCATATGGAGCAAGCAGGCACTCATACAAAAAGCACTTGTGCGGTATGCCATACTCCCCGCGAGCTTTGTTAAGGGCATCAATACAGTTCCTATAGATTCGCTTGAAGACTTTGTCAGCGTCGTAAACAACGCTATCGAAGCCGGGGAGATCACAGGGTATAGCGATCTGGATATCGATTTGGTTGACAAGAGTATTTCCTTTAGCTTCTTCAACGCCAGTCTGGATGCCGAAGAGGTCGACGCATTCGGTATATTTTGCATCCAATTAAACGAGCAAGCTATAAGACAAAAGTTTAGTTCAACTAAGCAGAAGGAAGCAACCAATGACTGTTACGCCTTCCGCTGCTTCCTCTTGAAGTTGGGATTTATCGGCGCGGAATATAAGGCAGCGCGAAAGATTCTCCTTAGCAAACTCGATGGGAATGCTGCCTACCGCACGATTGAAGCCCAACAAGCCGCCGAAGCGAAACGAAAAGCTTAAGGCCTTGTGCTGGGCCAGGTGTTCAAGGCTGCCACATACGAAAGACCAAAAAAGATATAACTTGCAATCCTTTGCCTCTAGAGTGATTAATGTAGTACGAAAACGAAGGAGGCTACAGTCATGAAAAAAGGACAATCTTTAATAGAGAAAGGCAGCAACCACATTTACCAGATCGTTGGAAGATGGGATAAGAGCCTAGTACTCATGCCGGTGAGCGAGCAAGACGACCAGGTACTGATATATGACCTTGACGAGCTTGAGGGTCTGGTCAAGGAAGGCCATTTCAGAATACTTTACGAGAAAAGCAAATAAGATCACAAACTGGGAGGGACTTCGAAAGGGGTTCCTTTTTGATTACTAAGAATGAGTCGGGTATTGCCCTTACGTGGCGTTACGTGCGCTTGTGTCGCGACTGATATTTCCGTTGGGGTAAGTTGTTCATACTCCGGCAGTCGTAGAATACCGGGGCGCAAGGACCCGATGGATCTAGGCATAAGACCCCCCAAAAAACTCATATAGGCAAACTTTTCCTGTCGTGTTCCGAACAAAATTAACTTGATTTCTTCTCCATTCAGAGTGATTAATGACATGCGAAAATCACACAAGAGGAGGAAATATCACAATGAAGTTACTAACAAAAGAAATCGAGCGCGCGATACCAGCACTTTACAGCACAGAGGAAGTCGATACCCAGGATAAAACAATCGTCTGCAAATTCTTTGCCTTGGGGAGTGACTGGACTTGGTATGTGGTCGAGGGGCAACGCCAAGAAGATGGTAATTACCTTTTTTATGGGTTGGTAGATGGACACGAAAAAGAGTGGGGCTACTTCACACTTGAGGAACTGCTAACCATCAAATTGAACGGTATCCCTGGCATAGAAAGGGATCTGCACTTTACCCCAGTAACAGTTGGGGAGTGTGGCGAATTAAACTCGAAGACGCGTGATCGGCATTATGCCAACCCGTCTCAAATCACAACCTGGGGTGAAGGGCTAATGAAGGACGGATTTCTATCCAAGGAGAAATGTTCAAGATGCGGTGGCGCGATTGGCCCACGAACGATGTCGCGGATGAATGAGGACGTTTTATGTATGGACTGCATTGAACGGGAGAAGGAACATCCTCGCTACCAGGAAGCGTCTGAAGCCGAACTGGAGCAAGTGAAAGGTGGAAATTATAATTACTTAGGTCTGTTTACCGGGAAACGGTATCCTTTTTAAGAAAGAAGCACAAAGGGGAGCCTTCAAAAGAGGTTCCCTTATTCATCGCCCAAGTGCCGCGCGACGTTGCCCTGTGTGAGGATGACCCATCCTAGCAGAGGCAAACACTCCACCTGGCAAACGTGAAGGGCGTATATTTGATGAACAGAATTCACTTGCTATCCTGTGCGTTTAGAGTGATTAATGTGCTACGGAAAAAACGCTCAGGAGGCAGAAGGCATGGACAAGCTGATAAAAAAACTTGAAGAAGCCCGGGGAATGTACCAAATAGTAGGAATTGAGGTTAAGCAACTCGCGGAGGCTGGGCACTACTCCCAACTGAAGTCAGCCCAAAACCGTAGCATGAGCCTAGCCAAGAAAGTCATGAGACTTGAGGATAAACTGAGAGAGGCGGCGAAGGCGAATGGCTAAACGGATAAAAAGCTACAAGGGGCTTCTCATCAAGGAGACTACGCCGCGAGATGAAGCAAGCTCAAAATACTGGATAACTACCAAGGACAACGAACCCGAATGGGAGTGCAACAGCCTTGAAGAGGCAATGGAGTGGATTGACAGCTACTAAAAAAAGCTAAGGGACTTCTCAAAATTGGGAGGTTCCTTTTTTGGTGGATTTCTACTCGAAGTAATTAAAGAGTCGGGGTGAGATTTTGGCTAGAAAAAACACGAAAGCCTTTACTCCAACCCCGTTTATGCAGCCGACCTCACATTATGTTGAAGCCAAAGCGGATTATGCGATCGCGTTTATTGAAAACCTTAGGCATACCAAAGGTGAGTGGCATAACAAACCGTTTGTGTTACTCGATTGGCAAAAGGATATTATTCGTAACATTTTCGGTGTGGTTAAGGAAGACGGGAACCGTCAGTTTAATACGGCGTATGTTGAGATTGCTAAAAAGCAAGGCAAGACAGAGCTTGGGGCGGCGATCGCCCTGTTTATGCTGGTTGCGGATGA